CTTGAACTGAATATACTGTAATGTCTTTTGGTAATAATTCTTTTTCTAATTGAGAAACTTCTATCAATTCATCAATTTCATTAACCACCATATCCCACAGATTTGAAAACCTATATAATTTAGATAGTTGTTCTGGGACATACATAATATTACAATCACCCCTATTATTTAGTTCTTCCCTTAATATTCTTCTTATGTTTTCTTGTAGGTTCATATAATTAATAAATACCATTAAAAATAAAAAACCCCACTCTTTTGGGGTGGGATTACCTTTTTAAACCATATACCATAATTCATCCTCCAAATCTTTATGGACCAGAGTTGGGTCTTCATTTATTAATTTAACAATTGATTTTACTTTTTCTTCTATAAGTGGGTACTCACTATCGTTTGTGATGTGTGAGAAATTCTTATCATAAACTATATTGTCATTAAAAAATAAACCCTTACCAGAAACAATATCAATATATTCACTTGACATAATCTCCACAACCAATTGTTTGGTTTTATTTTCGTCCTTGAATTTCATATGACAAATATACAACAATTATTCTAATATACAAAAAATTGTATTATATTTTTTTCGTCAATTTGACTTTTTGGTAGTATGGTAATAACGTTAATTGTTACTTTTTGGTTATCAAAATCATCCAGATTAATTGAAAATATGATTGTAATGTTATATTCACTTAAATTAATGGCGTATCTTCCATTTTCACTAATATTTACACCCAGTTCATCCGGTAAAACATAATTAATAACTTGATTAAAAACATCAGCAAATTCTGTAATTGTTTTAAAGTTAGTCCTTTCTTTAATCCTTTTTTTTAAATCATGTTTTGAATTGTCAAACCAATTAAAATAAACTTTTATCTTTTTGTTGTTATATCTTTTTTTTAATGTTAATTGTGTCGGTAATTCCCTATCTATTTCAAACTCCTTGGATTTTTCTTTCTCAATGTATTTATGTAGTTCACTTTTATTACCGGTAACCTTTAAAAGATCGGACAACCTGGCTTCTTCCAAATATTCCCTTAATATTCTTCTTATGGATTCTTGTAGGTTCATATTAATATCATTTTTTACCATAAATCATCGGAAATATATTTCTTTACCAAAATTTTTAGGTCATCCCCCAATTTAGAATCAACCACACCTTTAACGTATTCGGAATATTCACTGCTTTGGTGTGTTTCCCCTAAATAAACACTTAAACAATATTCAGTGGAACACCAATATTTACCTTCACCTAAATTACCACCCAAAGTCATACCTTCCTTGTATAACACTTTGTGAAGTTTTTTATTATCAAAGTCAACATATTTTTTATTAAATTCTTTACCACTTATTACATTTGATTTTTTAATGCCAAATTTAGAATACATCTTTAAATGTCTTGGTTCATTAAATAGAACAATCCCGTTTTCTTCATATATTGGGTCATACAAACCATCAATTAAAATATCTTTATCTGATTCTTCCCTTATTATTCTTCTTATGTTTTCTTGTAGGTTCATATTAATATTATTTGATATTTCATATTGGCAACATAATTTAACATAGATTTTTTACCCTGTTTTATAAATTTCATAATATGTTCATCGGGATTAAATTTTTCTAATTTTGGAATTTCATCGCTATCACCCATAACATAATCGTGAGCCATTTTATAATTGGTTGCGTATTTTTTATAATTTTCACCATCAACTATCCTAACTTTTTTTCTACTTCCACCCCACAATTCAAGCTCATCTATGTATTTGTCAAAGTCATCTTCATATATACACCAACAATGTATACCATCGTAAGGTAATTCCCTTACAGTACCAGTATTATCAAAATCATCAGTTCTAACAAAAATATAATTTCGTTCCACTTCTTCCCTTAAAATTCTTCTTATGGATTCTTGTATTAATTCTTCATCGTTTGATGACATAATCTCATCGTACTTTTCTTTTATTCTTTTACCATAATATCTAAGTAGTGGTTGTCTAATTTTTTTGTGATAAGTTTTGTCATCCTCTTCGGTATCACTAAAATAAATTCGGTTGTCATTAGTAAAATATTCTTGTTCTAAAAGAGTAACCATATCATCAATAACGAACTTTGAAAATACCCATAATGATGGTTTTTTTTCTTTGTATATCACAGAATTTGGGTTATCCATAGATGTGACATTTGTTTCTAAAGCATAATAAAATGCCTCTTCTAAATCACTTGAAGTTACTCTTCTTCTGATTGGTAGGGGTATAAATCCTTCTTCCCTTAAAATTCTTCTTATTTTTTCTTGTGGGTTCATATAATTAATAAATATATTCACTTGACATAATCCCCGCAACCAATTGTTTGGTTTTATTTTCATCCTTGAATTTCATAACTAACTACTTATATATTCCACGTTGGTGCCAAATTCATTATTAAACCAATCAATAACATATTCCATATCACCCCCAAAATAACCTTCCAATGTTTCCAATATTTCCGTATTTAAGATTAATTCTCTCAGTCTATCATCGTATCTGGCAAAAAAGAATTGTGTTACCGGATCATAATATGTTTCAATATAATTCACATCATCATCAAACACATCAATTTTAACATCATTCTCATTGAAATTTGGATATAACTCATTAATGAATAATCCAACAATTTTGGTCATTTTTTCAACCTTTTTATTCAAATCCTCTTTTAATATTTTTATTATATTCTCTTGTAAACCCATATCTATTCGGCGCTTATTCTTTTGACATCCGTTTTAAATTCTTTATTGAACCACATTATTAAATAAGGCATCAAATCGTCTCCCAAATATTTTTGTAACTCGTGATAGATATCCCAATCAAAATATAATTTTTTGGTTGAAGGATAGAACCAAGCATATTCTTCGGTTGTTTTTTTATCACTATACGTTATAACTCCGGCAGAATCTCTGACAAATACGTTTTGAGAATTAAAATCCGGATAGAAATCATTAATTATTGATGTGACAATCATTAGTTTTGATTGCCAGTTAACCATCAGGTCCGATTTGTTTTTCACTAATTCGTTATTCATCTTAATTGTCCTTTACTTTAACCGGTTTTAACCCTTTGAAGATATCTTCACTCGGATCATCCATAAACCTATCACTTATAAGTATTTCGGTTCCGTCAAGTTTGAAATCATTCCATATAAAATAAATTATGGCGTCCCTAATATCATAAGGTAATTCATCCCAATCCGTTTCATCCACATATTTAAAAAGTTCTTCATCACTTATGTCCGGACCATCATTGTCAATTTCGGCATTGTATAAAAATTCAATCGGAACATCCAATCTATATAATACCGGTCTGTTTGTTGACACATAATCCGATTTTCCAATCTGGAAATATAAAATGGGTTCGTTTGAAAATGACTTATAGTTTTTTCCATCAACTAACTTGAATCCTTCCTTATCAATTAATTTTGATGTCTGTTCGGTTGTTGCGTGATATAATGGGACAACATCCCCATATTGAAGTTGTACCGCTTTAATCCAATCATCAAAATCAGTTCCATTTAAAATTATGTCCTTAACCTTTTGGTTAATTGACGTTTCTTCCTTTAATATTCTTCTTATGGATTGTTTTAAGTTCATATTAAATGTTCAATTATAGTATCCAATCCATCATCGGTTATATCTTCATTCTCCATATTATACAGAAAATTTAAATCCCTCATTTCACCATATTCATCCATATCATACACATAAATTGTTAATATTAAATCTTCATCATCAACCACCTGGATTCGTTCAAGTATATGTTGACCGTCATCATCTATTTTATAAGTGATTGGTTGATCCAACCAATATTCAAGTGATATTTCATCCTCATCGTCAGATAAACTAACTATTAAATCTTTTAAGAATAGTATTTATCCATTGTTAATTCCTTTATGTCCAAAATATCAATATTGGTGTCATCCTTAATTACAATTTCATTTTCCCACCATTGGGTTGATCTTTCCCATAATGTTCTTTTTAAATCAATGTTATTAATTGTTGTTTTTCCTTTTATCAAAAATACCTTATTGTTTGGTCCTGGTTTTAAATATTCCAACATATCAAAAAACTCTGGATTCTTAATTTGATTTGGATTTGAGAACCAACTCTTTCCCAGATTGTTTTTGTTTAAATCTTTAATCTCATTTAGTTTTATTAATCTGTATATAATTGGATTTTTTGGTATATTACCTAACCCTGTTGGGTATGGTTCATTTAAAAATTGTTCAAAATCATCAACCGCACATTCAATCGCTCCATCCAAATCGTTGTCGTCCCAACATCCGCTATATTCATATTCACCGGTTAATCCCCACTTGGCAAATTCGCATAAGTCCGGTTTGTTTGGGTTGATTTCTTCCCTTAATATTTTTCTTATGGATTGTTTTAATGGCATATTATTATAAATATGTTCTACTTTAAATTAGATGGTTTAAATTTATTCCTGTAGTACTATAATTAGACCCATTAATATTATTCAATGCCGTATCAGTTGTGTTTACGTTTATTGGTCTATGAATTACACGTTGTTCAAGTAACTTTTTGTAAACATCACTACTGAACGAGTCCATCACCATTAGTTTTGGTTTTGGTTTGTTTATGGTTTCCAATTCTATTTTAAATAACTCCTTTGGAAAATAAGTTAATAGTTTTGATTCTGTCATAGTTTTTTTACCAATACCTCTAAGTTTTGCAATGGCATCCATAGTCATGCTATTTTTAGCGTCAATTATAAATTTAATGACGTATTTGCCTTTTTTAAAAGTAATATCTAAATCATCTTCTTCAAGTATGTCTTTGATGTATTCTATTGTCGTAAGGTGTTTTTCCATGATATTTCTGTTTCTATTTTGTAATCTTCATTTACTCTCATACCAAATGAGTAAAGTGTTTCAACTATTCTTCTACGTATAATTTGTCCCCATACACTAGGCACCATATCTAATGTTTCATATTTAACATTGATTAGTACTACATTATTTTCATTTAGTGTGAAGTTTAATGTATGTTTAAGTTCATCACTAATATTATTTCTAACCAATTCTTCGATATATTCTAACTTTGGGTTCATTCTGTTCTTATTACATCAATTACGTAATCTTTATTAAGTTCAAAACCATACCTCACCATTCTTTCATTTATTGAATTCGTAAACCGCACCATATAATCATCAAAATGTTTATTGTTCATGTTTGAAAGTAAGTCATAAGGAATTGTGACGGTCATAAGTAAACGTCCGCAATCACCATTAAAAAAACTTAAATATTTTTGCACATCCTCTCTGAAACCACCCCTCATTATATCTTCAAAATATTCTAAAATAGTACCACTAACCATAATGGTAAATATACAAAAAAATATTTGATTTTTCTAAATTAATTGTGATTAAATTTCTCTTTCAACGTAGGTACAAGTTTCACCGGTTGTGAAATCTTTTTCTAATAGTAATGGTAGTGATGATGGTTTACACCAGGCAAAGGCAATCCACCCTTTATAATTTTCTTGAACATATTCCCACCTTGTGTCCCACAACATTCGGTAGATTCCCTTTCTTCTATGGTCGTGATGAACCCAAGCATCAAGGAATTTAATTTTTTTGTTATCCTCCCTTTCCAAATAAATGTGTCCAACTATTTCACCATTTAACATGGCAACCCAAGTTTCCAATTTTTGTGCGTTACTTTTTAGGTGAAGGATTTTAATGTCTTCCATTATTTATTCTTTCTTTTGGTGTACCAATCTTTGGTACTGTTATAAACATCTACCGTCGATGTTCCTAATTTTATATACCAAAAAGTATCACCAAAATATTTTTTGATTTCTTTTTTTATTTCATTCATTATATCATGCATTCTATCTGAATCTTTTAAATTAAATGGTTTCTCAAATAATATGGTCACTACACACTCTTTTCTATCATATTCATTATCAAATATATCTACGGCAACTCTATCAAAGTCTTCTGGTAAATCATATTCAGATAGATTCATATTAATAAAATCAGCAACTGTCTGCTCTAGTGGTGACATACCTTCTGTTTCTTCTTTTAATATTCTTCTTATGTTTTCTTGTAGATTCATCTTATTTAATATCTATCATCAAATGGTTCAGGATTATTTTCTCTATCTTCTTGATTAATTCTTTCTTTTTCTTTTCCTTGAAGTTTTCCTAAATATGTTTTTTCAATCCAACCTGGTTCATCTTCTTCATGTTCTTCCATGTCTTTGTAAGAAAACAAAGTATTTTTTTTGATGTAATCCATCATTTCTTGCATTGTTACACCTTCAGGTTTTGTTGGTGGTGGAACACATATATCTCCTCTTTTTCTACTTTCAAATACGGAAACATAATCTAAAGATAAATCATTTCTGTTGAACTCTTGTTGGATTTCATCTAATTTTGTATCTTCAAACCATTCTTCAATAAGATATAATAAATAGTTTTTTCTAATTGGTATATCTGTAACTAACTCATTTACCATAATAGGATAAATGTATAACATTACTTCTTTAACACTTCTTTCACTTGTTGGTCTTTTATCACTTGGTCCCCAATCAGGGCTTCTGTCATCAAATTCAATTCTTAAATCTGCAATTTCTCTACTATTTTTACAAAATTGGTATGTGAAACCATAATATTTCCAATATTCTTCTTTGTAAATTTGTGAACCTTCAAAATAGTTGTCTAACCAATTATAAACAAGACTATCTAATTTCTCATTAGGTTTTGTAAACTTCTTGTTAATTTCTTCTTTTAATATTTTTCTAATTAGTTGTTTCATTTTTACTCAAAAATTAACATTAAATTCCTAAAGGACATTGTGTTTATTTCAATACCTAATGTATATTTTAAAACTTCCGAAATGGTTTCTCTTATTTCGTTAGCTAAGTTTGACCCAATTATGTCACCAAGACTCACTAGTTCGTATTCTTCATTATCTTCCCACCCTTTATTTCCAGGAAATTCCATATGAGGATTATATTCATTCCATTGGTTACCGCCCCAATCTTCGTCAACTGTTATTTCGGCTTCTATATTTGTGTAGTTATTATAATCATTGGGTCCACCCCAGTTGAATATGTTATTAATTTTTATATCTTTCCACCAATCATATTTTTCTTCCATTACCAGATTCATAACCTTCTCTAACGAATTATAATCTGATGATGGAATTTTATTTTCTGTTATTCGTTTCTTACTACAACCAACATTACCACCGGAACCAACATATATATTATCTATTGGTAGATAATTTTTAATTTCGGTGGTTAATTCTTTTCTTAAATTTTTAACATAAAAATCAGGTCTTTCACCCATTTGTTCTGGATCAAACCATAATGTTACAACATAAAAATCATCTTCTTCATCGTATAAAACCTCAACATCACAAACAAATTCCCTATCTTTATAACTGGTAACCAATTTTTCAATTACACCCAAATAGTTTGGTCTGTCTTTAGATTCATTTATATTTTCTTTTTCACACTTATCACTATACCTCGCATAAAGATCAACACTTATACCCACATAATCGTGAATTGTGTCCCAAATTTCATTCATTATATTATCATATTTGTCCCGTTCTTTAATTTTTAATGGTTTTTCACCAATAAAGGTAATAGTAACTCTAGATTGATTAAAGGATGGTTCACCCCAAAAATCTAATCTTTCGTCTTTATCAATATATTCAATATCACAAATAACATCTTTATAATTTGGTAATATTAATTCGTTTACTACATTATTAATAATCTCTTTATTTGGTCTATCTTCAGATTCGTTAATTTGTTTTTTAACATTTTGTTTTTCAAAATACTCATTGAAATTTCTAAACATTTTGTAAAATTGAAACAACTTATCAACTCTATCAAACTTGTTGGATAACCATTGCTCTCCGTTTCTATATTCATTGTTTTGATCATCAAAAACTATGGTTCTATTTACGTCGTCACCATACAATCTATATAAAGCAAAGGCGTTATTTTCTAACTTATTTTTTAGTTCTTTATCTCTTATTGTAATATAACCTAAAACACCTAAATTTGTGTGATCCTCAAACTTTTTTGAACACTCTTTGGTTGTCGTACACCATTTGGTGTCAGAACCATATTTCTTTGATGCTTCGTGTGTTAATGGTATTGTCAAAATAAAATCATTATCCCTATATAATTCAACAAATTCATCTTTGGGTATTTTATATTTTTCTTTTAAGTTAACTCTTTTTGATTCTTCAAGTTTTTCTGGATTAACGAATATGAACCTATCAATTGTAATGTCTAAATACACATTTTTGGCGGTACCAAATAATTTTTTAAATTCATTAGGAATCTCATCGTATATTTCGTTGAGTTCATTCTTTATATCTCTGTATAAAGCGAAATTTTCATCCTCATTTAATTTATTACATAAATCAAGTAACCAGTGCGGATAAGGAACCGATCTGAAACCATATTCAAAAAACTCAGGAAGTATCGGACTATCATAAAATTCAGATGTTTTATTAATATCACATATCACATCAATTTCAAAAAATGATGTGTATTCGTTTTTTAACTCCCAACCAATTATAAATGGATAATATTTTTTTAGGATTGATACAGTAATATCTATACCCTTCAAATATAATTTACTTTGATCCGTTTCTTCTCTGATTATATTTTGAATTAAATTATTCATCTCTAAATTTATCTTGGATAATTGCGAATCTAATATTTAAATCTTGATTTGTTTGTATGTCCCAATCAACGGCAGTTGTTGCCCACATTAAATTTGAAAAACCGTGTATAGGTATTTTTTTAATATTTAAATTTTTATCAAATTCATAACGTCCCATTGTTTGCCATATATCACTATCAATTTCTTTTAATGTATCAGCTAACGCGGTCAAATCATGTTCTTCAAACCAACTTTTAACTTTAATTTCAGCATCAAATGATCCTGATTTTTCATAATAGTTTACATCTGTAAGTTCAATTGATTCAATAAGATTTGTTTTTTTATTTGTCTCAATTATATAAATTAAGGTTTCAAGATTTTCTCTTAGTTTTTGTTTGTTGTGATTTTCTCTAATTAACCGTCTCATAAAGTATAAATATCACTTTAATAATATTTATAACTAAACTAAAGTAAAATGGCAAAAGCAAAAAAACAAGGAACAAAAGGTAAATCGTTAAAGAGCATCAAAAAAACTTTAAGATTGATTGAAAATAACAACAAACTTCTTCAAAAATATTACAAAGAGTTAGGTCAATAGAAATATTTTCCTTATCTTTGTTATATGAAAGAACTACTTAAATATCTTGTGATTCGTTGCACAACTCGTCACGCTAAAACCGCAATTGACATCTATAACCATTTGTATCACACACAAAAAGAAATCGTTTATGTTGAAGTACCTATTACTTCTCAAGTTGAGAGTAATATGTCTGTCAAAACGGTTCCCGTAAAATCCAAAAAAGATGAAGTGGTTGAAACCTTGAATTATCTGAAATCCAAAAATATTAAAACGAAACAGGATAAGGAATCAATTTATTCATTGGAAATGGTTTTAAAAAATATGTAACAAAAAGGAAGTAATTCACTTCCTTTTTTAATTTATATCAAAATCTTTTTTTATGTTTTTCTTTACGTGAATATTGTTTTTTAGATTTTTGAATAATAGGACGAGTTGCTGCCCAAATTTCTTGAACTGTTATCTCTATTTTCATTAATTTGTTTTGAGTTTCCATATGCGTCACATTTTGTTTTTGTTGTTTTACAGGAAACAAAAATATAAAACAAAATTAATATGACAATTATTTTTTTCATTTTTTTTAATTGGAGTTTAAATTACTAACCAAAGTTTTGATTTGTTCTTCAGTTTGAATTCCGACTTTGGTTTCAATCACTTCACCGTTGTTAAATAATTTAATTGTCGGTACACTTCTCACACCTAATGACTTAACAAAGTCACTATTTTTGTCAACATCCATTGTAAATAGTTGTACATCAGTTTCATTGTTACTTGAAACCCTTTCAAAAATTGGATTAAGGATATTACATGGATGGCACCATTCGGCACCTAATTTCAATATTATTTTATCACCGTTTTGGATTTTTTCTTGTAATTCTTTAGCTGTTATTTCCATTTTATTTTATCATTTTTTTAAGTTTATCATGTAATTTATATGTCTGTTGGTAATAATTTCCTTTTTTTGTGTGTTTTAATTCCTTATCAAAGTACCCTCTATCGTATGCGGAATTTACCATATTTTCTTCCTCTTTTTCCTGACTTTTAATATATGTTTGTACTTGTTCCAAAACAATTTTAACTTCCGGACTACCGGATTCGTTTTTTTGTTCTTCAAGCCAAATATTTAAATTCTGTCTAAAAGTTTTCATATTGTAATAATAGTTTAGATTGTTTAAAAAGAAAATTGTTTAATTAATTTCTATATAAAAAGGTACACCATAAATTTCAAATTTATTGTCCAAAAATTTATAAATTTCAGACTTTAAAAAATCGTCAAAATCACCAGTATCATATTCTAATTCCGCGTATTGATCTCTAATATCCATATTAGGAACCATTTCCGATTCTTCAGTTTCTTCATTATAAACATACCCATCAACAGTACCCCCTAATATACGACAACCAACGTCAACCATTCCACCGTAAACATCAACACCATAAGATTCAATATTATTAACTTTAAAATCCATTTTAAGATTTTCTCTACCTTCCAAATAAAACTTTTTATCTAAAAACTCCTCATCTATTTTTTTTAATAACTTATCATATCCACCATTATATTCATACCATATAGGTCTTATTAATCGGTGATCTTCTGTGTTATTTTTTGTTATATCTGTGACTTGAAATATAATATCATCCAGTGATGGTTCTTCACCCTGTCTCTTTTGACTATCCCAGAATTTGTACAAAAACTCTTTAAGATTTTGTTCACTCAGTATATTGAATTGATTTTCAGTGATTATTATTTTCATTTTATTTTCTTTTTTTTCGTTTAGGTAACACATTTCCAAATATATGTTTACCTATTTCCGCCGTTTCCTTCCATATAGTTGTATCTGTATTTTTTGCCCAATTTGGTGAAACGTAATTTGCGTAATAATATAGTGCCCCATTTGTAATGTCGGATAATGAATTAATATTTTTTACTATATCAATTGCAGTTGCCATTTGTCCGTGATTTTTAAGTTCATTAAAAACGGTTGAGGTACTTTTATTATTCCACATAGAGAATTGAAATGGTGCTAAGGCTTGGTCAACCATTGTTGTTTTTTTTAAATGTCCTTTTTTAGCTCTATTTCTTAAAACATTAGCTATTGCGGTCATTGCGTTTCTTGGATTTTTTTCACCTCCGGCTTCACCTAATAATGTACAAACTAAAACTTTTTCACTATAACTTAATCCATTAAATAATTTTTCAGCTTCAACTTTACTTACGAGTCCACTTTTTTTGGTTACAGTTTCTGATTTTTTTGGTGTTTCTAACTTTGTTAAAGTTTTTGGGCCTATTTTTTGACCGGTTACATTAATCCCAGTAAACAACTTTTTTATGGCTTCTTGTGTTTTATCACCATAATAACCTGGATAACTACTTCTATCCAAAAGTCCTTTATCTTGTAACATTTTTTGTATTTTAACAATCGCCGATTCACTATTGGAATTACAATAACCTTTTTCAATTATTGAACCCCTTTTAAGGTCATTTAACGTCACTAATTTATCTTCTTTTTTCCCTTTAGGACAAGGACTCACGTTTTCAACTAAATGGTTTAATTGTTCTTCCGTTACTATTATTTTCATCACCAATCAAAGTTTTTTCTTTTATTAATCACTTCTCCATAATTTATCGTAATAAATTTACCACCAACAACACTTCTCGCTTCTTCTTGTAATTCGTAAATAAAATTATCTAAATTATTATATTCACGAATAGAGTCAATATAAAAATCAACAGTTATATTGATTATATCATTTTTATCTTTTTCAAAGTAATCCATTACTTGTTTTTTTGATACCTCAACAACTTTAATTTCTTCAATCATTTCTATTGGGTTACATATATAATCATGGTGTGCCATTACGTAATAACCTTTTTCACAATTTTCTTTTACAGCATCAAACGCAAGGTCAATAAGACTTTGCATAGATTCAGTATTTGATTCCAATAACATTTTGTACTGACTTTCTGTTATTATTATTTTCATTATTTTATCCAAAAGTTGTTTACTTCAATTAATATTCCCGTTTTCTTTGTGACTTATCCACCACTAAAATTATAATCCATAGTATCAAAAGTTCTATCCATTAGTTCAAATGATTTTTCAACCATATTGTCCCAACCACCAAGAAAATCTCTATATATTTCGTGAACATGTCCTATTTGTTTGTAACCTATATAATTTGCAATCTTTGGGTCAAAGTCAATTTCTCCTATTGAGTCAAGTTCATCTTGCCAAATGCTGTATAGTGCGTTTCTTACAACGCGTTCATCATCTTGTTGTGATTCTAAAAGTCCCCTAAATTGTTCTTCCGTTACTATTATTTTCATATACAAATAACTTTTTCATTTTGATTATATGGTACCTTTTTAACCACTGGTTCAAGTTCTTCACTATCAACAAATCTAAATGTTTTTATTTCACTTACGCCCGGTTTAATTCTAAACCTAATTGATAGTCTCTTTTCATCACAACCACGTTGACCTTTGTTTGACCAATAAAGATCAATAAATTCACTTGGTACTATTGTTTGATATTCATAAATTATTCCACCGATTTGTGACTTAACTTTATCCAAATATTCCTCAGCATCTTCGTTATTATTTAACCATTCAAAAATCCTTTGGATTAATTCATTATAAAGTTCAACGTATTCACCTTTAAATACAATTTTTTCGGTTTCTTTAAATATTGAGAAGAACTCAGATAAATAACTGTCAATGAATGGATCCATTTTTTTAACTTCAAAATAAGTCCCTGTTGGAAATATAACCTCACCTTCGTATTTTAAATCTTTTGTTGTTACAAGATCGGCCTTTAAATAATAACTTCCCTGAGTAACCAACAAAACTTTCTTCATATTTTTGATGTTCCAAGGTTCTGGCTTGTTTTAAAATATCATCCAAATTTTCCGGAACATCTTTTGAAAAACGTTGTTTATCCAATATTTTTTTAGTATTGGTATCATCAAATTGATCGTCCACAATAAAGTCTGAAATCAATTTTAAATAGTTGATAGTTCTCCCTTCATCTTTAAGTGCTAATTCAACAATACGAGGAAACATCCCAACGTTACTGAATCTAAAATAATCGTCCAATATATTAACTGATTTATCAAGTTGTACTTGATCAATATCAGTTAGTTTTTCTCTCATTTGTAGTAAACTACAAAATGGTTTATTTTCTTTTTGATTTGTACAAAGTCTCTGAAGTCTATTTTTATCTGTTTTGTTAATCTCATTTAATAACTCATATTGTTCTTTGGTTATTACAATATTTAACTTTTTTGATTCCTCAACTTTTTCTTTTTTGGATTTTCCCTTTTCTGGTATTTCTTGTTCTTGAGGTATAAAGTCAACTCCAAGTTTTTTTCCAAATATCACCAAAAATGGAGTTAATGGTATTGGTAAAGGTATAATGGCAACAATCATAATTATGATGTTTTTAATCACATCAGTTGATTGTCCTTTAATAAATTTTTTATCTTGTTCGTTTAAGTCAAAATCTCTTTTTTTACTATAAGATTTTACAGCGTGTGTTAAAATCCTAACAAGAGCCCTGGTTTCCTTTATTTCGGATGTTGCTCTTTGTTTAACATCTTTTAATTTTGATATCACTTTTTTAATGACACTTTCTTCACTGGTATCTTCAGTAACCAAATCACGTTTTTTGAATAACATACTAATAAATATTGAACCAAACAAAAAAGTCAGGAGTTTGCCCTGACTTTCTGTAGTTTATTTTATTTTTTTAAAGTCCATAAATTTTGGCTTTATCACCCATTAATGTGATTGCCTCATTTACCGCATCATCTTTTGTTTTTAAATCACCTTTAACCACTTTTTTACCGTGTAAAATCTGATACGCTGTTGATTTCACGTCAGCAACAGTAAACTTGTATCTACTTGCTTTTTTTGGTTTGTGTGCGTCTTTAGCATATACATCCAAATAACCAACTTTACAAATGTAACGACCCTTTTGTCCTGCTTTTGTTCCCATAATTTTTGTTTATTTTTTTAAAAGATTTATAATGATACAAATGTAATAATATTATTTTGAATAATCAAACAATTGTGATGTTATCTAATGATCTTTTATTAAATTTAAAATCATACATAGGTCTCATATATCTCTCGTCTCTAATACCCAACATTTGAAAAATATCTAATAATTGCATTCCGATGTCGTGCCAATTTTCGCTCATAGTATTATAAACACCACCTTCTGTATCTACATCAATAAAAAGTATTAACACAGGCAACCCAGTATTAAACTTTCTTAAATGATAACCATATAGTTTAAATTCTAGTGGAACAAATTCACCAACCGATTCTGAAACTTGAGATAGCATTTGAAGGGCTTGTTTTATTTTTTCAATGTCGTAACCATATTTTTTTAATCTCAAGTGTGTTTGATCATTTTCATTCAAGTTATAAGAAATTTTATATTTTTTAAAATCAAAACTATAGTCATATGTTTCGGTTTGTTGATCTTCCCCCATATAACTTAAATAATCAAAAAGAATATCAATAATGTCTTCTTTCTCAGTCAAACTTAATTTTATTGTGTTACTATTTTTATCTAAAATATTTAATGTTGTGATGATAGTGTAAAAACCTAATTCTGAATATCTATGAGGTTCTATTTCATAGGTTATAGTGATATTTTCATCATTAAGAATGTTTTTTATTTCAGGTGTTGCAAATTCAATCACCGTTGATAATATTTTTTTAGGGTTACTACAGTTAATACTTTTTTTATATTTCTCTGACCATTTTTCTGTAACCTCTTCTTCTTTTTTATAGTTCTTCCAAAAGTTTTCAAGTTCGTCGTAGTTATGTTTTTCTTTTGCAGAATCATAACCACACATATGACATAGATATGGATGTTTATCTTCTTTTTCTATTTTCCAGGAATGATCACATTTTTCACAACTAAATTTTTTAGATACATTTTCTCTAATTTGTTCAAGTTGTTTTTGTGTTACTATTACTTTCATTAGATATACGAATCTAAATTATCATTTATGTTCTTTTTGATTAATGTCCAATCTGGATAGTCTGGTATTCTAAAATCTAACCAACTCCTTTCTCCGTTATCCATCATATGTGAAACAAATCCAGTATATGAACCCCAATACTCTAAACTTTGATCTGACCACTGTCTATCTTCATTTTCACTTAAAAAGGTATGAATATCATTATAAAAATCTTTTATTTTAATATATTCATGTTGAATTTTTTTACCATCGTATCTATCTTTTTGTTCATATTTCCATGATTTTGGTTCAAAGTATTCTGAAAGTTCACTCCATACACTATCATATATTTCATCAGTATATGCTCCGTTATATGCGTTATTATGTAAAGAATATAATTCACTTTTTAATTCATCAAGATCTTTACTAAACAATTCTTTCATTGCCATTTCGTCACCAATAAGTTGCATTACATTTTCACTATCTATTTTAAAAACCCCTTCGGTTCCTTGTTTTTCTGAGAATTGTTCAAATAGTCCATCATCATAATCATTAAGTGATAATTCTTGGTTCCCCATAATTTTTACAATATAGTTTGCTAAATGATTTTTATTTTCCTCATTTAGTTCATCAATCACATCACTATAAACATCATCTGTTGTGTCCCAATAAGGATCCCAAAAGTCTTCACTTAATACTTTTTCAGCGGCATCTCTTGAACTAAAGTCTCTTCCTGAATTACTAAATAGAATTGCCAGTTCTTCTCTTTCTCTTAGATATAGATAATATCCACCTTCCATATAATAAACATCTGTAATTATATTATCACAAATGTAGTTTAATGTCTCTTGAGGATATTTTTCTAATTTACGAAGTAATATTATATTTTGCCATTCATCGTCAACATTTTCATAATCTAATTCACCTTCTAAACCATTTTTTTCTAGATAATCTAAAAATGTTTCAAAGTCGTCGTTGAAATACGAACCAACTTCATTCCAATTACCGTCATTAAATTCGTCTAATAGTTCTCTTGCTGCTTCACTCATTTAACATAAATATCATAATTTATTGAAATTTCCGGATTTGATTTGACTTTTTAGTTGTAAATCCAAAACGTAACAATTATCCTTAATGTCAATTATGTAATCTTTATTTGGAAACGAGACAAAATCACCATTGGAAATATTAACCAACATAATTCGTTGAACGTCCATACCTAGATAGTTTTTTGGAAAAGGTGTATTTAGTAGAATTTTTCCATCTTTTTCTGACATACCAGTAAATTCCTTTACCTGGAATGAGTTTCCGTTAACTTCAATATCAATTCCTTGATCTCTATCTTGTGTTGAACCTGGAGGATAATATTTAATGTTGAAACCCTTATTTTTTAATTTTTCAATAACATATTTTTCTGTAATACATCCCTTGTTGTAGGTATTCATATTTGCCCTAATGAGTTCTTTTAATAATGGACCATCCTTTAATAATGTTTCTTTGTTATCAATTATCCACTGATAAAAATCTTTTGGTGTATCACCTTGATTTGATTTTTTGAAGTTATCTAATAATCTGTTTTTTACGAATTTGTGTCCACCAAAATAATTTAAAATGGACCAATTGGTAAAATCATTTAATGTGTAAACTCCGACAATGCCAAACTTACTTTTATCTTCATTCCAATCCAGATTATCTTTATATAACTCAAATAAGATTGTGTTTAACATTTTGGCAAATCGTCTGTTTTTCTGAATAAACTCAATTTCCAGATTATTTGGATTATTATCTTCCGAATCAACAATGTCAATGTATTTGTTAATTGATGTTTCATTCTCAACCAACATTAATTTTTTAATTCTAACAATATTTTCTTGTAGTTTTTCCATTAAACTAATTGTATTTTTTTAAGCTCAACTCTTTCGGTTTCTTCGTAACGTTGGTCATGTCTTATGGAAATTGTTTGTTTGTTGAAATCAATTATGATTTCACCGTCAGCTCCTTGATTATTTTCCCAACCACTGAAATAAACATCTATTATCGCATAACCCAAATATTCAATTTCATCTGGTAAATCTACTGGTGTTTCAATTTCACCACTATCACCATAACCATTATATGTGATTTCAAAAATCCCATTTTCACCTTCATTTTTATATTTTTCAATAAAATCTGGATCCAACAATTTTTTTATGTCTTTTGGGATTCGGTGCCATTCATATTGTGGTTCAACATTCGCCCATTCATTAAATGTTTTGGAAAAATATTCTTCATTGGTTAAAGTTAAATATTTGTCAAGTAATAAAGTGAACGTTTGATCTTCCGGTTGGTAATTAACGTATATATGACCTCCACCACTACAATCGTAACAATCCAAATTAGCATATACTTCATCTTCACTATCATTAATAATATTTTCGGCCATTATGTTAAGTATTTCCAATCCCACATCATTAAATATTGGATCCAACTCATTTTTTCTATCGTAACCACTAGGTCCGGATGGTGTTGGTCCATAAGTTTCATGATAATCATACCCTTCTTCTGATTCAACCCAACGATTCCATTCAATGCCTTCAGAAAAAACCGCTTGTAAATACAGGTTTGGTTTGTGTAAGTTCTTTTTTTGATCGTCTGTAAGTTTTATTGTTTTCATTTTCTTTTTATAGGATAATAACTATCAATTCTTGTATTATAATAATTAGTTTTAATTTCTCTAACGTCTTCTTCATGAACCACATCATACGTTTCAAGTGTTGGTCTTTTTAACGGTTCTGTTTGAAAATTTGGGTTATCTTTATATAGTTTTACAAAAAATGATCTTTCAACAAAATCATCTAGTACCATACCGAAATACTCACAAACATTGTCTAACATTTCCATATTTGTTGAGTCAAAAGGGTCTTCATCTAAATCGGCCTCTCCATCATCAATTCTTTCTTGTATTGCTTCTAGTATTCTAATTAATACTCCGTCCTCTAATTCTGTTACGTCCATAATTTAAAAATTTAAAGTTCCCAAATCAACTTCTTGGTGTCTGGTATTATATTGTCTATGTTCCATTAATAAATAGTTTTTACCAAAATCAAAATTAATGGTTCCTTCACCACCATCTCTTTCCAAATGATAACCTCTTTCATAAATATTAATTAGTATTTCAGATAAAACTTCAATAACATCCGGTATCTTAGTAACACCGATATTACTTTTACAAGTGTCATCAACATAACTATTAAAATTGGATCCTTGATAATACACTTCAAACTTTGCATTATTTTGTTTCCATTCATTTAATTGTTTTTTTACATCATCCTCATTTCCTCTGGAGTATAATTCAACAATGGTTGATATTTCATCTTCGTATGGTGTATAGTCATCAACTCCATAATCATAATGTAATTCAATGTTTAATTTATTCATTTTAGGATATAGAGTAAAATACAACCAACCAGTTTCAGTTAACCTATCTTCATATTCTTCATCAATGTAACCCCACAAATTATCAACTGTAATATATTTTTGGATTATTTTTTGGAAATAGTTTTTTATTGGTTCTGACATTAATTCTTCTGAACCCCCACCATAAAAAGCTGGTACTCCCCAGAATATAGAATCAGTTAAATAAAAATCACATTCATACACCCAAGAGTTATCGTCTGAAAGTGCTTGAAGTAACAAACAAAACTTTCTAAACTCTCTCTTTAACTCATCCGTTAATTTTGATTGTAAAATATCCTCAAGTGAATTCATATTAATAAATACTCTTAATCTTCAAACTCTAACTTTTGAGTTTTAGTTGCCCATATAGGTCGTTGTTTATTTTCAACAATCATGAACCATTCTTTTGCGGATGGTATGTAACCATCACAATCTTCTCTTACGTGTTGCTCACCAACATAACGAGTATAAACGGTTTTGCCGTCACTATTTTTAAACTCAGGACCAAACCTTTGTTCCATCTCAAATATTCCTTCTGAGTGATGTCTCCACATTCTATGATAAGAATGTCCATACCAGCTCTTCGTCTCGTCCAACCAAATTTTCTAATGATATAATATACCAAGTGTATCCATCATAACCTTCTTCTTTCCAAACAAACATCTTATCTTCTCCATCATTGGTAAATTCAGTTATAATAACATTAATAGAAGCGACTGTCTTTGTTCCTTCACCTAAAACTTTACCGACCTCCATGTAATATTTGAAAGTATATTCTTCATAAATTTCCTCTTCATCATTCCATGAAGTCACATTATCTTGGAATGTTGTTTCAAACTCTTGGTTTTCAAATAAACCTTTAAGAAGGTTTTTTATTTTGATATTTTCTTCTATTTTCATTTTACAGGTAATACAAAATTTAAAAAAGCTCGGATTGTTTTAATTGTTTTTTGTTTGTTTTTGTCCAATTGTCTATTGTACCTAAATTCGTCAGCGTTTAGTTTTTCGGCATCTTCCAACATATTAAGGATTCTCCATTCCATATCCTTTCGGTTCATAAAAGTGTTGAAACCGTACATTGGAAAATCAACAAAATTAACCTCAACCCACTTAATTGCGTCATCATCTTCTCCGATTGTTTTTTCTTCAACACTATATCTTCTTAATAAAAAGTTCATAATCTTTCTATCAATTTCTTCGTGTTTACTTAACAAATCACCTTTTTCTTCTTCGGTTAAAATAATTCGTGTCATATCCATAAATAGTTAATCATTTAAAACCGGAAACTCATCTGTTATTTCGTTTAATCTAAAACTAACATCCAGATTTTCTTCCAACAATAATTTAAAAAACTCTTTTGATTTTTTTTCGGTTATCAAATTTACAAAAAATTTTGATAATTCCGATTGAAATTCTTTATGATGATATTGAATTCCGGTAACTTCTTCAATTGTTCCCCAAATTAATGATATTTTTACCCTTCCAACCCTTCCGATGTCAATAATGTTATGGCCGGTAGTTTCAGATAAGTCGTGAAGATATATTTGTTTTTTCCTTGGATTATATCTTATTGTGTAGAACTCTTTGACATATACCTTTATGGCGTTTGAAATTCCCATAATTATAATTATCTTACATATCGGATATAATTTTGATTTGGTTATCTTTATATGTGACAACCAATGGTCCTTCGTTTTTATTTAATGTGTCCAATGTTGTTTCATCCAAATTTATTTTATCTGGTAACATCACAACTTTATGTCGTTTTGTCATTGTTGTTTTTGGTTTTTGAAACAAATTAATCTGATCATCGTGTATACAATCAACAAGTGTTGGATATAAATTACCCATTGTTACAATTACCTTATCTCCGATTTTAACATCTTCATCAATGGTGAGGTATGGTTTGTTATCAACCAAAAATAGTTTAAATGTTTGTTCCATCTTGTTTTTTAAATGTTAATAGCGTTTCAATTTCTTGGTTTTTTAATTCAACAATCGGACTCCAATCCCCTTTGAACGTTATCCCTCTTACCGGTCTGTTATCAACCCAAACATATTCGCAGTCATCCTCAATACATCTTGGTTTGTCAGTTATTAGGTCGTGAAATTTAAATCCGTGATTCCATAACCATTTTAAAGTAATTCCTTTATCTTTATATTCTCTGGCGGTGAAAAAAACAATTTTGTTGCCTTCATCATATAATCTGTTAATTTCTTCCTTTGCACCATCAATTGGTTCCGCACTTTCATAAAGGTGTGAATCCTCATTTTTTATATCGGTACAAATAGTTCCATCGATGTCAAAAAGATAAACCCGTTTTTTCATATGTTAAGATTATTTTTTATATTCATAGATAGAATATAAGCCATTAAATTCTTAACTAAAGTGTCGGCATCTATATTTTTATATAATTCTGGGTACCGATCTTGAAGTATTTTATTTTCTTCATATTCTCTACAACTATTAAGAATATCAGACAACATTGATTTTAACATATGTTCTTTATTATAGTTATCTTCAATTTTTTTTTCCATCACTTGTCCTTCAAGTTCTTGAGTATATTCAATAAGTTCTTCAACAGGACTTAAATCCATTAAATGTTCGTTCCCTTTGAATAATTGACTTATACTTTTCACATTAAATAATTTAATATTTTTTCTTTTACACCCAATTGTTTTATTCCTTCGTTTTGTTTTGGTGTTAAAACAAAATTATCAATTGCCCATTCATCTTTCCACGGTTCACCAATTTTTCCCATATTCAAATCATCAACCGCAACCCAATGTGTTATTTCAGGATGGTCGTGAAGATATTGTTTAATTTCAATAGTTCGTATTTGTTCTGATTCCCATCGTGGTGACCAAATAAAATTACTGTCGTAATCCTTACAGTTCTGTATATTTGGTGTTAATGCAATTGGTCGTTTGATAATCCCTTGACTTTCGTAGTAATCACCAAGTTCTTCAAGAGTCGCATGTAATTTCCAATCTGAAGAAACTACAATCTCACAACCCGTTTCTTCAATAATTTCATTAAGAACCTTAATTGCTTTTTTATCAAAATCATCAAAACGAACAAATACTGGTGCATCTTTTTTATCTTTACTACTATCTGGATTTTCACTACGGTATTTTGCCCATTTTTTTAATCGTCCACCCCAATTATTGGATAGACATATAACTCCGTCGTTATCTAAGAATATAACTTTCATAATACAAATATAATAAATTTATTTATAAAAAACAAACCCCCAATAAAAATACTGGGGGTTCTAAATAGTTTGATTCAAGATTAAAAAAGGTAAAGTAAAGAGTTTTAAGGGTTAAAAAAATGATCGTTGACAATTTGACTTTTGAATTTGGGACTATTACAGTATCAAAATCTATTATCAGTCACGTCGGATCGTATAGTTGAACAACCTATTATTTAATCTTAACCTCAAACTATTATATTTCGGTATTGGAATTAAACACGTCAAGGACATCTTGAATTTGTTCAATTCTATCTTCCAAATCCTTGATTTTGTTATTTCTCTCAACCAAATTCATCTCAACTGTCAAAATAATTTCAGCTGACGAATATCTATCTCTATTTGATTTTCCTGAAGTGCAATCCATTTTTTTAAGTGCTTGAATTGTTGATTTCATTTCCGCCATTAAAAAGATATCTTCCAAAACCGGAGCGTTTGCTCTGTGAATTCTTGCTTTTAATTCTGACAATTCTTTTGACTTTTCTGTAACATCAACGTAAAGTTCGTTGATGCTATAAGGTCTCTCATTACCTTCCTCAACCGAGTTGTACTGTTGCATCAACTTGATTTTTTCAGTGATCTCTTTGATCAACTTGTTTTTCTGTTTTAGTGCTTGTTTTATATTCATAATGTTAATTATATGGATTGTTTTTTAAAATGTCAAATTATTTTTTGTAGTTTAAAACTTCTTTTTTGTAATAGTCGTCAAATCCCTCCAAATAGTTTGTAATCGTTTTGTTCTTATCAACACCAATTACCTCATCAACCAAACCAAAATTAAGGGCTTCGTCAGAATTGAACCACTTATCTCTTCTGGATGTTTCGTACATTTCATCAAATGTTTTTCCACAATTCTCGGCCAATATTTTAAATAATATGTAGTTATATTTTTCACCTTCCATTTGGTCAATTCTGGTATCTTGGATATTTCCTTTTGTTCCGTGACTAACAAAATGTGTCATAACTTTTGAATGAACCAAAGCCGATCTTTTACCTTTTGTTCCGGATGATAATAAAACGGAACCCATTGACGCACACATTCCAATGTTTGTTGTTACCACATCTGAAGAAACATAATTCATCAAATCAACAATTCCCAACCCACACATAACCGAACCTCCAGGACTATTAATATAAAGTGTAATATCCTTTTTTTGAACCGAATCCAAAAATAATAATTGGGCTTGGACAATATCTGACATTCGTTGGTCAACGGGTCCGGATAACCAAATAATCCTATCAACCATTAATCTTGAGAAAATATCAATTTGGGTTGCCCTTAATTCCCTTTCTTCCAAAATATATGGTGTTAGTGATGATTCAAACTGATCCAATGTTAGTGAACTGATTCCTTCACTTTTTGCAAAACTTCTAAATTCTTTTCCGTAGTTCATTTTTTTGATTGTTTTTGTAAATAATTTAATTCAAATTTGTTTATCTTGTCAAGTCCAACTTCATTAATCCTATCCAATATCTGATCAACATCATATAACTTTTCAACATAATTGTCAATTTCTTCAATGAAATCCTTTTCTAGTTTTTTTGATTTTTTAATATATTGGTCCGTAATATCAGTGATTGTATAAACAATTCCATATTTAACCAACATATTCTCTAAGTAAAACAAAACTTCGTTGTCCAATAATAATATATCCCAATATTGTTCATCATTTAAATCCGATGTACTATTTGGATATTTTGTAGTTATGAATCCAACGTTTCTCTTTTCATCATTGTTTAATATGTCATATATCACATCATAAGCATCTGATGATCTGAAGTTGAAATCAAACCTAATAAGTTTAAGGTCGTCACCTCTTAATTTGTATGTTGAAAAATCAATCATTGTTCTTAACCTCCACCACTTTTAACGACCATGGATCAAATAACTTGTCCACATCACACGTTAATATTTCATTATCTAGTGCGTTGAAGTATATGTCACCTTTTAATATCGGATCTTTTAATTTTTTAAGATAAGTTTTACCATCAACCTCAACATATAGTTTTTCATCCCGGTGTGTATCACATAAAGTATAAACCCAGTTGTTTATTTTGTGTTGTTCGGCTGATTCGCCACAAACCTCACAAACTGAAAATGTTTCTTTATCTGCTTCAATTACAAAATGTAAACCATTCTCTGGAAGGTCGTCCAAAAATATACTCATTCCACCGAATTTTTCTTTAACTAAAATAAATTTCTTATTCCAACCAAGGGCGATTAATGTTTCAAACAATCGTTGAACAATCCCGAGCCAACCATTTCCTACCGTGAAACGCTTTCTTTCAAAAATTAAAGGTTCGTTAGTTCTACGACCATTAACAACACCACCGATACTAACTAAAAAATCTTCAAACTCAGCGTCAGTTCTATAGTTATCATTCTTTCTCATCATTTCTTATTTTTCTAACAATAGTTAATGCGTTTGACAATGTCCAGTAACCACCCCAAAAACCTCCACGGTCATCAAGGAAAATGTTCGCATATAATTTTCCATTAATCCCATATGGTCTATCCCATTCTGGATGCATTTCATTTACCCCATGGACTTCAATACCCAAAGATTCAACTTGTTCTTTTGCATTCTCTAACCTATCTAAACTTCTTGCCGTATTTATCAAAAAGTATATCCCTTCCTTTTGACATTCCAAAATCAAATCAACCATTTTTTGACAATTCTCTTTGATTTCTTCGTTGTAAGGAATAATAGTGTCGTCAAGATCACAACCAATTATAATCTTACCATTTCTTAACCATTCCTTGACCAGTCTATTTGTGTAAAAATTCGCGTGATATCTCATTTTAATTTTAATTCTGATTCGTAAAAATAAGGACAACACCACCTTGGTTTGTCACATTTAAGTTTGACCATTTTACCGTTGTAACAACCAGTTTCAATAACCATCGCTTTACCGGATAGTCTGGTTTCCACTCTATCACCAACCTTCAGTTCATTGAATTTTGTTGTGGTTTCCATTATTTAATTTTCGGATTCAATTGTTTCTTCCTTGACAATTTTTATTTCACCCATTGTTCTTGAATAAAATTCCTCCAAATCAAGCCCACTTTTTCCACATTCACAAACTTGCATATCCCATCTTCGGTTTGAATATGATTCGTGTTGGTTTCCACAACTAACACATTCCCAAGTTACTTTTTTATGTTTTTCCATATTAATTAAAATAACCACCAGTCATTAATAATGTAAAATAAATTCCAACACTTAAAAATGTAATCCAAAAACTGTAATTCCCTGTTCTTTCTTTCCCGTGAAAATGAGCACCAAACAATAAATTTGACCCCAACAACACTAACATTATAATCTGACTTGTTCCCATATCTTTTTTTTACAAATATAGTAATTAATTTTTAAATCTAATTAAATTTTTCTTTTACGACATAATATATGAGTAATGTTTAAAGTGTAGTATAATTCACTATTAATATCAATTAAGTCAATTTCAACCTAATTTTAACGATATAGTGTATTATATCGCACTATTCATAAACCTGTCCGTTATTTTTAATTATTTTCCAAACCCCATCTTACCAGAACCTTTAATTGTTGGTGTTTTTTTCAACCCTTCAAGATTTTCAATTGTTTCTTCAAAAGTTCTACCCATAACAATAACCGAAATTACAACTTCTTTTAAGTGTGACAATGACATCCCTTCAGTTTTTTTGATCCATTCCTCAATATCAATACCTTTTAAATCTTCTTCACTTAATTTATGTTCAATATAAGCCCTTCTAATATCTTCATTTGGAAGTTCCACTTTATATCTTCTATCAAAACGGGACGGACGGTTGGTGATTCTTTCCTGTAACTTCTCCGGGTAGTTTGTTGTTGCAATATATACAACACCTTCAATTTGTTTAACACCATCTAGTATGTTTAATAATCTAGCAGTTTGACTTCTACCTTCACCAGCAAGTGAATCAATATCCTCCAATAAAACAATCAATGGTCTTTTTGGTTCAACTTTTCTAAACGTTCCAATAAATGATGTGAACCTTTCAACATCTTCTTCATCTTTGATATTAATTACAATACCATCTTTTTCAATTAGTTGTTGTGATATTAATTGGATTATACCTGACTTACCACAACCTGGTTCACCATACATTAAAATGCCTCTTTTGTGGATATAGTTGTATTTTTTATAATTGTCGGCTCTATTCCAAAAATTATCAATATCTTTTAAGATGTCTGTAATTTCATATGACGGTAGATGGTATAACTCATCAGACTTGAATGGTTGTTTTTTAACGGTATAAGTTTGTAAATTACCATTCCAACCTATTTCATAAACACCGGCAGGAACCTTTGGTACTGTAACATATGCGGGCGCATATTCATTATTTTTTAAATTACTCCAACAAGAAGGTACGTCAGCATCAATTTTTCTATCTTCTTCAGAATCCATTATTCTACCAATAACTGGTTCTTCAATTCCTGGATATTCATCATATGTTGTTTCTACTTCAGGTATTGTATCACCATACTCTACCGTTTTTTCAATATACTCTTCACTCATATTATTTCTTTTTAAAATTTCTCTTAATTCTTTTTGCCAGTTTCTTTCCATTGTTCTATCTTTTGCCAATCTTCTTTTCTTGTAGCCACTGTAATCCCGTCAATATCAAAAAATACTTCTTGAGTAAAAATCCTTGGATTACTTATTTTTGAAGGATCTAACTTTATTTTGTCATAATAAACACCTTCGTTTGCGAACCTTACATATATTTCAATTTTTTCCATATTTAATCTTTTTTAAACGCCGAGTAAAACATTGTTAATTCCAAAAATAATAAAATGAATCTACCGAAACTATTCTGGATTAACCACCATTCTCTAATGTCAAAATTAAGATAAATAAAAGAAAATATCAAATACCAGAAAGTGTTGGTGACAAGAAAATGAATAACTTTTAAACCGAATGGTTTTTCTTCTTTACCTAAGTACATACCGATGAATTACCAAAACAATTTCTTCAACTCTATCGTCTCTCAAAATAACGGCACGGTCGTCCTTGACAACCAAATCCATCATTCCAAGTTCATCTTTCATTCTTTCAGCTTGGATTCTGATTTCTTTTTTGGCATCATCCTCGTGTTTGAAAAACCCGAAATACGAATTACATTTGTCTGTTTTATCACAAACACCAAATATTATTTCTCTTGTCATATTTTATCTGCGATTTGTTTAATTAATAATTCATCTTCATTGGATAGTCGGTGATAAGCACTCCATAACTTCTCAAGAGTGTCTTTAAACTCTTTTTCTCCTATTGAATCTTCATCACCTCTAACTAATTTTCTAATTTCTGGATTAGGATGTGAACCCAAAACACCGTCATCAAATAACCATTCGGCCATTTCTCTTTTATCACTTCTATCCATATCGTCGTAGATTTCATCTAAATCCACATGTAATCTAATGTAAGGCATATTTTAATTTTTTACAAAGTTAAGAAAAAAATTGATTCCATCAATGTGAATCACCATAATTATGTTTTTCACTTGCGATTAAATATCCAGGATTTATACATTTTGATATTTTTTTACGATCACCAGATTCGTGTTTTACTATAACACCTTCGTGTGGAACTTTGGTTCCTTCTATAAAGTTATCATAAACAAAACTATCTTGTTTTTCTTTGTCCCAATGACCCCAATGTAAAAGTTCAACCTTTGGTAAATCCATTACGTCAAAGTGTGTAACTTCAGCCGGATAACTTTCGTATTTACCGTCCACCTCAACATCAAACCCAGCAAACTTTATATCAGTTAAACAGTAGTCGTAGTTCTTCTGTATACCGGCACCATATATTTCACCATATATTATGAATCCAGTTTCAAGATATTCATAAGTATCTTTTACGTGTTGCCACAATTTTTCTCTTATGTTATACTTTATGGATATTTCTTCCCAAACATTGGTATCATAAAATCCTTGTGAGTCAGATCCTTTCTCAACATTATGACTACCTACTATGTAATCAAATCCAGCCCATTTGTCACCAAAGAACATTTTAACTCGGTCCCATATAGTAAGTTTTTTCTTTCTTATTATACCAAATCTGGAATTTGTTCCATGTAATTTTCTGGTTATAACAACCATATCTTCCTCATTAAACATATCCGGAACATTCTTTTGGTTTGGAAACTTGTAGTATATGTGGAAGTTTGGATTTTGGTGGTACTTTACTTTACGTCCACCAGATGATAAAGTTATTGTTTTAACTGGTGGTTCAAACTTGAATATTTCAAGTAATTCCATACAATCGGAACCTTCATAACGATATTTTTCAGGTACGAAAGTAACCGGTATTAACAAACATTCAGAATAAACACCACGAAGTTTTACAGTTCTAACCCTTTGCCCTTTACGAAGGTAGTTAGTAACACCTAAACCATCTGACAATTTTTGTGGTATAACAGCGTCAGTAGTTGCGACAACCACTAAATCATCAACCTTATATTCTCCTTTTTTGGTTATGGCGTTCCATCCACCAACAGTTACTAATTCTATATTGTCAGCACCTGGTATTTCAGATACTGAACCTATTTTTCCTACATACGCAACACTATTCTGATTCTCCATCATCTTCTTGTTTATAAGTTAAACTTGGTGTTAATAACAAGGCCCACAAACAATTACCATTATTAGTAATGTAAGTTGCGGTTCCGATAAGGGCGAAAAACCCTAAGTAAATTAAGCTAATAGATAAATTTTTCATAATACAAATATACAAATAATTTTTTAATTAATCATCATTTTCTTCAAAATAATTTTTCTTCATTGAAACTGGTTCAACAAAATCCCACTTATTACTTTCAAATTCTGTAACCCATTCACTAACATCTTCTCTTGTCCATATTGGAGCAAAAGAAGGTCTATATTGAAACGGTACATTTTCTCTACTTTCCCATTCATCAAGTCGTTGTGTTACATCTTCAATAAGGTTTTTTCTTTTAGTGTGTTTAATCCACTCTCTATAATCATCTTCTGATTTGATATACATAACATCACCATAATTATAAAACTCCATTTCAGGAAATTCTAAATTTGGGTTGTTAGTATAAACATCAACAATACCGTTGTCACCATTGTATTCACCACAAAGTTCTTTTAATGAATATAGACTCGTGGGTCTTTCTTCCCACACACTACCGAACTGACGAACAGAACAGATATACAAATATCCATCTTCATATGAATGAATAAGTCCCTCAATTTTATTTTTCAAAGAAATAAGTTCGTCCATTGTTAGTTTAGTAAGGTCCATATTATATTCAATTATTAGTTTGTTTTAATTTATCTTTCAATTTATTAAATTCTCTTCTACCCTTTATTAGTGTTTTACATTTAGGATAAAAACGTATGGTATTAACATCATACTTTTCAAACCCAATTTCCAAATCAAAAATAATTGATTTTATATCATCATAGTATTTACCATCAATATCAAACCAAGGAAATTTTTCACCCCAGTTTTTATGTCCCCAACAAGATTGTGTTGTCCCAATATTGTTATAGTTTAGTAAAACTATTAATTCTCTAATACCATCATCAATCTTACAACCAAGTCTATCTGTAATTATTTTTGATTTTTCGTCTATTTTTTTATATTTATCGTCCATTGTTATTTTTGTAAGGACCATATTATATATTTAAATGTTTTTTTGCGTTTTCTAAAAATTTCTCAATATTTTCTTTTCCTGCAGGATTTGCTGAATGTACCAAGTATTTAGGTAATGGTTGGTTTTCATCTGCACAATATTCAACAAGGAACTTTGCACAATCAAGTCCTGTTTTTTCCATACTACCGAATTTCATAACCATTTCATCTTCGGACATATTTTCATAATCTTCAGGTTTTAAGTCGTAATGAAAATCAGCCAAGTCGTGGTCGAATGAAACAAACTCTGGAACACCATTAACCTCAGTATATTGAACAAACTCATCGTAGTTTCTTACAATATCCCAATCATTTTCCCAATAAAACTTATTATGTTTATCAGGGACCAAACCTATAGCATCCTTTGGTATTCTAAGGTCGTCTAAAAATAACTTATCGTTTTTCATTTTTATATTTTCTTATTAAATTAAAAATTTCTTTGATGTCTGTAAATTCAGATGGTGGTGAATCATTTCTTCCTGGAAGAAACATTACAGTAAATCCGTGGTTTGCTTGGAAATTTTCTTTAACTCTTATACCATTGATTTCACTAATATAAACCCAAGGAAAGTTTCCTGATAGTTTTACATCAATTCCTATTTTTTTAAGTCGTTCAACAAACACTGCGAGTTTGTCTGTACTTATTTTTGTACTACTTATTGTTTCCATTGTATATGTTCCAAATTTTGATTCTACTTTCATTTGACAAATATAAGAATTATTTTTTAATATAACAAATGATCAACAACATTAAAACGATTGTTTATCATCGGACGTTATTTACCTCTTCCATCACCATCAATATAAATTAATTTTACAACTTCATCACCATTTATAATGGATATAGTTGGGTATTCATCATCAGGCACTGGATGTGTGGGTTTTATTTCAATGTGATATTCCCAACATAACGAATCCAACTTGTTGATGAACTCATCCATTTCTTTAGACATTTCTACTTCCATAACATTCAAGTTTCTTATCCGTTACATTCCACAAATCTTTTTTTCCTTCCGTCATATGACAATTATGTTTCTTTCCCGTTCTCTCACCGAACTCCACAATCATATCATTATGACGATTACGAATAAGATGTGGACATTCTTTACATGGTTTTTTCACCTTACAAAGGTAAAGAATGTTTTTTAATAAAACAAATTATTTTTTGAAATTATAAGATTTTTGAATTGGTCTTTCACCATACTTCTTTTCCATAAGTTTTTGGTGTAATTCCCAATCCAATATTGATTCATTTGTTTGTTCCTTTTCATCAGGAAGGAGTGCATAGATTTTTGATATTTTTTTCATAAGTTTTGTTGCAACATAATTAAACCGTTCACATTCGTCTTTGAAAAAGTCCATTTCTTTATTTTCATATTTTACAACGTGATTAACGAACTTTTTTCTAACATCTTCTTTTTCTTTACTCACTTTACCAAACAAACCACCCATAGATTGAAGGAACTTCTCCGCATTATCATAAAAATAGTTATCAAATATTTCAATCTTTAAATTAACGAGATTGACATATGCTATTTTTAAAATAAACTCAATTTTGTAATCTACGGACATTTTGCTCGGATCATCACCAATATGTTTTATTAACCCATCAATTCTGTCCATTTGTTTACGTAAACTACTTATCAAATAATCATAAGTAAAATTCTGGATTTGTTTTAATTGTTTAAATGTCTCATCTTCTTTAAGAAAATCTTTAAATTGATCTTTTGTTATTCCTTTTTTAATCATCCTTGAGGCAACCTCAGTTGGTCTAACAGTATTTTCGGCAGCTTGGATATAATAACTATATAGCATAAAATCATCAAGAACCGGAATATTGAATCTTATTTTCCCAGATGAATATGCTTGATAATCGGCAATGTCGCCAACAAACCCTTTTGTTTTTTTTGTACGATGAAATTTGTGCATTATTTCGTGGGCCATAACTGATTCATTATGTGTTTCGTCTGATATGAATGTTTCATATAAGTCTTGCGGTTCCCATTCTTTTGGTACAATGAAATTAATTTCCAATTCAATTACCTTATCAACTTTGCTTACTTGCATCATTATTCCTTTATCAAACCTAAATGCGTTATTTACACCCATTGATGCGATAACAGGCTTACCATCATAACCTTCAATTTCTTCAACTGATACTGTAATTTTAATGAAATCAATTGTAACATCAGAAATTTGTAATTCTTCCTCAGTTATGTGGAATTCGTGTTTATTATCTTTATTGTTGATTTTTTTTAGATTGGAAGCAACAATTTTAAATAGTTCTTCACCGGCTTTTAATATTCCTTCCGGAACGCCAACCGCTTCTTTAATAAGTTTTAATTGAGATTCAGTTATAATGATTTTCATACATATAAATATGTTGGAGTTATGGTTTTACCCAACAACTCCAACCAAATCATCCAGGTGGTGATCTCCGGACATATCGGACCCAACTGGTCTTTTATCCATAATTTTGATTATTTCATCAATACTATACGGATTCAATCCGTTTCCATCCATACCAACATCCATTTTTTTTCCATTACCAAATTTCTTATCTGGACTAAGGTGTACGTGCCCATGTAATTGGATTACACCCTTATTTAGACCGTGCCAACTTTGTAGTGGATAGTGACACAAAACAAAATCTTTATCGTTGATTCTAACCTCCAGATAATGTTGTACACTCAAAAATCTATTTTGAATTTCTTCTCTATTTTTTTCGATGTGTGTATCATGATTTCCAAGTATTAAATGAATATTTTTGCAAACCAATCTATCAAGGAATATTCCGATATTCTCAAAACCACCAAATGAAACATCACCCAACATAATTAATGTATCATCTTGACCTACCATAAAGTTAATACCATCAACTATCCTTTCATTCATTTGTTCAATGGTTTGAAAATCTCTTGTTGATTCAATTGGAATTTCACCGTCCTGGGTTCTCCAATTTGTTACTCCACGACACAAATTTTTGTGACCGAAATGCGTATCCGAACTAATCCAGACTTTTCCTGTTGTTTCTAATGTTTTGAATTTCATAACTTTATACTGAATCTGTTTTTCATTTGTTCTATTTTATCTTCTGGAACTCCGTGTTGGTTTATTCCTTCGTGACGATTTTCAACAATTATTGAAAACACTTTATATCCATACTGTTTTGCTAGTTCAAAGTATGGTTGGAACTCCCATTCTTGTGTGAAGGTATTTGAAACGACTATTTTATCTCTACCAACAGCCATATCTGTTTTAACCCTATCTAAACACCAAGCGTGGGCGTTTTTAATTTTTGTCCCATCAAATTTATATTCACCGGTAGTTGGATTAATAAAATACATATCGGCTTCATAATGTTTTCCACCCAATGTTTTAGCAAATGTTGATTTTCCAGCACCACAAATTCCGCGACATATCACAAGTTTTTTTTCCATAATACAAATATACAACTAATTTTATAATTTAACACTATATTTAATAACATCTTCTACTTGATTATTTTTAAATTCACTTCCTGACATCATATATTTAACACCATTTTCAATTGCTTCATTAACTAAAACTTCGGCATCTCCATCATAATATTCAACTTCTTTAACACCATCCTCAATAACATCATTTACTAAATATGCTTGCACTTTTCCCTCAAAAACATACTTAACACCTTTTTTTATTGCCTTTTTACAATTAATCTCAAATAAACCACTGTTTAAAGTATGTTCATATATTTCTTTCACATCTTTAACTCCATTTTGAATTATGTTACCAACATACTCTTTGGTGTAATCATTATCAAATTGTGCGTGTTTAACTCCATTTTGAATTGTGTCTTCAACTTTACCTGTTGGTAAATCAGAACCGTTCCATTCAGTACGTTTTACGCCATCGCTTATTATCTTATTAACCAATTTCAAAGATTTACCATCAAACGATTGGGTATTTTTAATCCCATTTTGAATGGTATCTTCAACATCAAAGGTGTTAGTTCTTTCAATACACCACATATCTTTTACCCCATTTTTAATTGTGTCTTCTATAGTCGGTAAGGTTTCGTTGCAACCACAATATATGTTCTTCACCCCATTTTGAATAATACCTTCAACCTGATTTGTGAAATTTGCGGTGGGATGAGCCCAACTAATAACATTTACCCCATTTTCAACTACATCTTCAATCCTATCATTTGGTTGGTAGGTTTTTGGGTCGGTATCTTTAAATCCAATTTTAATTGCGTCGTTAATTCCTTGTGAAGTGAATTCAAATTTACAATTTGTGTCCTTCACCCCATTTTGAATGGTGTAGTCAATAATATTCCAACGAGCAAAATCATTCCATTGGGTGTCCTTCACTCCATTTTGAATGGCTTCTTCAACACAAAATGTTTGATCAGGTCCTGCGTAAACGATATTTTTTACGCCATTTTTAATAGTATTTTCAACAAAACTTAAATAAGAACCTCTATCAATATCCATAATCTTCACCCCATTTTGAATGGTGTCTTCAACAAAAAATAATCTTTCCTTAATTGAGTCATCAACTTTTTTAACTCCATTTTTAATGATGTCTTCAGCAAGAGGGGTATTCTCATAAGATCCCCGACAGATGTGTTTCACCCCATTTTGAATGGTGTTTTCAACACACAAACGATAATTGGAGTATGATTTATCTGTCTCTTTCACACCATTATCAATAACATTATCAACGTATAGTAATGTTGAAGCATTTTGTTTTACCGTATTAAAAATGAATTTGTCTTCATACCATTTTTTGATATATTCGGCACCTTCACTTAGTTCCATGCCAAATAAAACCAGTATGTCATTAAAATGTTTATAATTATACCATAAGGTTTTTTGTTTTGTAAATTCAACAACCCATTTTCTTTCTTCTGTAAAAATTAACCACATGGAACCTTCGTGATTATAGATGTCGGTACCTTTAATTGAGTCTTCAAACTCTTGAAAGATTAATTTTGCCAGTTTTTCATTTAATTCCATGGGACAAAGATATATAATTTATTTTGAAATATCAAACTATTTATTATGATATAATGGAGAAATTAATTAGAAAAATATTAAATGAGGAACTTCAGGGTCAAGAATTTATTGATCATTACTATAAGGAGTTGGGTAGGTTAGAAAGTATGAAGGACCAAATAATTGATTACCTTCATTCTGAATTTCCTAATTTACTTGAAGTTGAAACAAGTATGAAAAAAGTTAAATTAGGATCCGTAAAATTGGGTATGGAGAATCCTGTTGTTGATAGAATGGTATTCACATTAAAATTTAAATTAACAGATCAAGAAATAAAAAATAGTCGTCCATTAAGAAGTGATATTGAAGATATTTTTAAAAATTATTTTTCTTTTGATCTGTACACTTATGGTTCACCTATTGATTTAAAATTTAAGGTGCAGGCTTGGGTTAATTTTTAATTTATGAAACAACTAATTAGAAAAATATTAAAAGAGGAGTCATTAAAACAAACTTTAATTAATTCAATTGAAGAGTACGGTTATGCTGACACTGCCGAAATGGTTGGTGGTTTCAAAAATCTTTTTAGTATAATTGGTGAAGAAAATATAATTGATATATTGATGTCCTGTTTTACTGATTTAAATGTAATAAAAAGGGGTGGTGATATCATTTTACGTGATAACCATCTTCATATATTAGAAAATAAATCATCTTGGGGGTTACCGTTAATTGTTTATAATAGTGGTATTGAACAAAGAATTCTTATCAAATTAGGTGATGATATGGTTGAAATATATAGAAACGTAAGAAGAGATTTTATTAAAGAATTGATAAAAATGTTTCCTGAATTTAATGTAGAAGATGTTGATGTATATAAGGACTCGGGGTTATATCAAAAATTAGATAGTTTTAAATTATAAAAAATGAAAGTAATTTTAACAGAAGAACAATATTTAGAATTAATAAATGAGAATTTATTTAAGGACACCTTAAATGATCTTAAAATAAATACCGGAATCTTATTTACCTTTGGTACCGGAATGGGTGCGTTTATGGGTCCAGTGGAAAGGTTATTAACCGGTTCTGGATTCTCATTAAATGAAAATGAAATTGTTCTTTTAATTATAACATCAGTTGCACTTTTAATTAATGACAAAAATAAGGATTCACTATTAAATAAAATTAAAGAACTTGACCTAACAAAACCGCTTGAGGGTGTTAAAAATTTAATCAAGAACACCCTGGACATCATAAGAACCGTTATAAAAAGCGTGTTGGGTATTTCATATTCATTAAGTGAAATATTGGGGTTTGCTTTTTTATTGAACCCGGTTATGAAACTTATTAATACAATCATAAATGATAGAAGTATAACCATGGATAACATTCAGGTTTTATTGAGTGGAGTCGTTTTAAGTGGAATTGTGTTTTTTATTAAAAGTTTGTTGAAGAAAACAAAAAATAAAATGAATGAAGGGTTTGTCACCATATCTGAAGATATAACACCATCCTCAAAAGCAATCAAAAACATTTGTGATGCCAAAAAATTCTGTAAGGCTCAAGGTAAAATCACATTTGGTCAATTAAAAGAACTGGTTGAAGAAGCAAAAACAAATAGATTATTATTACATGTGGGTGAAGGAGGTTATAAGGCGACATTGAGACTTTTACCTTGGTTCTTCCCCCAACTTGCTCTGGCTGGTTTTTCTGGTTCAATTATTAGAGCGTTTAATAAAATATTCAGACCCGGACTTGAAGAAACTACCGGATATAAAACATGGTGGGGTAAAACCATTATGAAGGTGTTTGACCTTGTTGAGGGTGAGTTGGGTGTTTCTGATCCATTGTCCAAAATCTTTTTTATTTCCGATGGATTAATGACCATGTTGGATGATAAATTAAAAGTTAAATTTGCCAGGCACATTGCCGAAGTCGCCTCAGAAAAACCAGACAATGAAGAAGTTCCGGAGTTTTTTGTTGAGAATGAATTGAGACATTGGTTGAATGAAAAATATCTATTGGATCCACCTTTGGAAATCAAAAAAGTGAACCGAGATAAGGAAAATAATTTAAATGAAGGTTTTGTTAGATTAACGGCAAATAATACGGATAACTTACTTGGTTGTTTGTATGAGATGGGTTATGAAAATGATAATGCCATATTTGAATTAAACGACTTAACGGAATATTATGACAATCTACCGGAAACATTAAAACTATATCGGGTTGTGTTTGCTGAAAGTGAAGATGCGATTGATACACAATACCCTGGAAGTCACTACTCAATGAACAAGAAACAATTAATCAAAAACCATTATAGGTCACCAAAAGATAAAACACACGGAACAAAAGGATTCTTGATTGAAGTTGAAGTTCAAAAACAATTAATTGACTTTTATGAATCAATTAAAAATAATATCCTTTACCCACACGAAAAAGAAATCACATTAAAAAACAAAGGTTTTGGTGCTGACGTTATAAAGATTGGACCTGTTTATCAATAACAGATCCAACCATTAATTTTCAACAAACTCAATTTCATTTGTTTCTGTCATATGGAACAAAATCTAATTTACCAAAAGCGGGTCCGTGAGTTACAAGTATATCAACATCTTTTGGTATCAAGTTCCACTTATCCATTAGTTTTTCACCACGAGGTAAATTAAATGCCCAATTATGAAATTCAGGTTGCCATGGACTACCCCAGATTTTAACCAATTTATCATAATCCTCACCAACCAACATCCAATCATCTTGAAGGTAGTCTATTGTTTTATAACCGGTGAGCAAACCTTTTATTTTTTCTGGATCATCCTGGAACCCAAAATCATGATTACCTGCGATAAAAACTTTTGTGTCGTAGTTATCTATTTTATCATACCATCCAAAGAAATTCTCTAATTCGGTAACATAACCACGACTGGATATGTCTCCAGCACACAACAATATATCACCACCAGGTAAAAACCCATCCAACAAATTGTGTTTTGTATGTGTATCCGATATAAATGTTAACCTCTTTTTCATGATACAAATATAACAAAAATTAATTAATATTTATCAATTTGTTTTTTAATTTTTTCAATAAGTTCTTCTGAAATATTTTCCTCATTCAAAACATTTTCCAACAATGTTTTAACTTCTTTTTTGGATCTTTCTTTTGATTTTCTTCTTGATGTTAATTCAACCTCATATAGGTAGTATGAAACCTCATCCACATGTTTCAACTTATTTAAATATTTTTCAATTCGCTGGTCTATTAATCTACTTTCGTGTAAATCTGTGATGACATAAAATGACTTAAATAATTCATCAAGTCGTCCTTTTAGATATTGAATTTCTCCGTATTTTAAGATGTCGTTTTTTTCCATAATTTTTTGTTTACAACAAATAATAGAAAAAAAAATTAAGGATATCAACCCAAACTTTGATAATAATCTTTGTCATACAACCAAATATCATCTTCCGGAATCAAAGTCAGTTTGGAAATAAATTCATCGGTATCTGAGTCATAAAACTCAACCCAATACCCCATACCAGAGTCTGTCGGTCTATACCTTGGTTGGTTATTTATTCCAACAACTTTACCTTTTGATCCAATCGGAACTTCTTCACCATCCATGTGAATTAAAACAATTCTATCACCAACCTCTAGTTTTGGGTTTGGTGTATTTAAGTCCTTCGCCATAATTATAAATATATGAAAAACTTTTTGAAATATCTACTAATTGAAGTTATGAACAAATATGGTTCATTTATGTGGTTTGGAACCCACGTTTCCTTAACACAAACAAATTGGCATTATTTATTTGAGATTTTTTTGAGTTTAACTATTAACTTTTTGGTTGTTTTTTCGTTATATTTACAATACAATGAAAAATTACAAGAAACTAACAATACCTGAAGAATCCGCTTGGAATAGAAAGGGGGTATTTCCATTCATATGGCGAAACACAAATTGGAGAATAAGATACTTTATCGGAGGTATAAAAAATATCTTTAGATGGATACCAACTTTATATAAAGATAAGGATTGGGATGACTGGTATATTTTTACAATCCTTCAAAAGAAAATAGAATTTCAAAGAAAAGAAATTATCTATGCAAATCGTCATATGGAGGTTGATAGAGATAATCGTGATATGACTATTGTTTTAAACCTAATTGAAAGAGTTAAAGACGAATACTACAACACTGAATATCTTGATTATGAAGACTCTGATGTTGTATTTAAACCGGTTGAAGGTAATGAAAATCTTAGGTCCGCAGATATAGAGGTTTCAAGTGAGACTTATGATGATTTTTTAAAAAAATACCCATCAAGTGTCCGTAAAATATTAAAAGAAAATCCCAATCTAAATAAAAGAGATTTATGTCATTATGTTTCAAAACATAATCAAGAAAAAGCGCATAATTTATTGTTTAAAATTTTAAAAGAAAGAATGAGATGGTGGTGGGACTAACAATCAACGAAGTAAATTAACATTACCTGATTTTTGAATGACACCATCATCACCTTTAACATTAAACCTTAACACCCAACTATAAGTTCCGTATTGACATAAAACGTTATTGTACATACCATCCCACTTTCCATTTGGGTCAGATGAACTAAATATGGTTTCACCCCATCTGTTAAAAATCAAAAACGAATAACCATCAACATCAAATCCTTCATTCATTACTGGGCCAAAATATTGATTAAATTCGTCACCATCTGGTGTAAATGTGTTTGGTACCCAAAAAGTAACACCTGGACATTCACTTACAAAAACTTGGAGTGTTTGTTCAACATAACATAACCAATTTTCTCTACGTACAGTTATATTGTATAAACCACCTTGAGTATAAGTATAAGTTAATTCATCACCAATAAATGTTTCACCATTGACCTTCCAGGTATTTTCACCATCACTCGTTGATGAGGCAAAATAGCTAACCGTTTTGGGTTCCCCAGCACAGATCTCAAGTGTATCTTGTGCTGAAGAAACAAAACATATGATTAAAACCAATATGGATGAAATAAATTTCATATTTTAGTTATGTTGAATTGGTGATAAAGTTGGTGTACCAAATACTGGTACTGTTGTTGAAGTTGAGAACGTACATCCACCATTTGTTACAGTATATGTCACATTGGAAATTGCGTTCGTTCCGTTTGCCACGTTATCTGGACAAAATTGATTTCCAGAGACTCCGGTTCCAGACCAAGTACCACCAACCGGTGAACCAACCAAAGTAACACAAGGATCAGATTCACAAAATGGACCTAAAGCAGCAATAGTTGGTGTGAATTGGTAGATCAACACGTTTAATGTTACCGGTTGAGCTTGACATCCAGAACCCGAAGTATATGTTACAGATATGGCGTTATTTATAAGACCGGCTGGTGTTGCTGACCAATCCACTTGGATTGAGTTTGTTCCTTGTCCAGAAACTAGGGTTGCTGAACCTGGTATTGTCCACGTATAGGTCCCCGAACCGATATTTTGTACTGTATAAGTGGATAGTGTTGTTGATTGGAAACAGACCGTATCAGGGTTTGTTGTTACAAGTTGTGAGAACAAAGAGCTTGATACTAAAAGAGCTAAAATTAAAATTACTTTTTTCATGGTGTTTAGATTTAATTATGGTTTATTGGGGTTAATATTAACTGATTTGGGTCCGTTAAGGTTACACTTCCACTTACAGTACAACCATTAGCGTCAGTGACCGTTACATTATATGTTCCGGAACATAAATTAGATATTGTTTGTGTGGAACCACTTGGTGTCCAAACATATATATAAGGTAAAGTTCCTGATGTTGGCGTTGCGGTTGCCGAACCGTCACACAAACCAAAGCAAGATGGATTAACAAACGTAAAGTTGGCGGTTAATGGTGTTGGTGTAAAGGTTGTTTGAGCTGTTGAAACACAAACATTTGTTCCACCTACACTGAATGTTGAAGTTAAAGTAAATGTTGTTTGTTGTGTCACGTTTGTTGTCGTTGTATTAAGGTTTGTTGAATTTGCAATTGTTGCCGATGGATTACTTGTCCATTGAATTGTGGTGGTACCATTTATTGTTATTGGTGTTGTTAAATTTGTCGGTGGTGGTACCTGATAAACGGATGCCGTCGCTTGTGAACATGAATTATCATTTATGTTTGAATTTATTGTTCCTGAACTATAAGTTATGGTTGTTGGTGAACCACAAATGGATGTTAAATTTGAAAAAGTTATGTTTGCATTAGTTAACTTACCAACATCGGATGAAATACAATCAAACACCTGAACTCTCCAACCACCTTGTGCCGCGTTACAACCAATAAGTGGTGAAAAATTAATATTGGTTCCCGGAGTTGGTCCATACGAATCATAAGTTCCAGTTAATGGTGTTGGTGATGAACATACATTTAAATTGGGACTTGCCGCATTTGTAAAACAAAGGTTATTGAAGTTGTTTCCACCATTACAAATACTACCTTGACTATTGGATCCTGGATTTGGTGATAAGGTAATCACTGGGCTACCACAAGAAGCCGGTCCAATTAAATAGAATCCCAAATCTGAAACCCAAGTGTGATTTCCGGTAAAACAAACTTTAATTGTTGTGTTGGTGTTTATTATTGATTGTGGTGGTGGTGGATTATAATAAGTAAACGATGTTGGTGTAACTGTATTGGTTCCAATTAAGTTTGTTGACCCACAACTAACTTGTGTGTTTGAGGCTGTAACTTGATTATTTACATTCCAAACCCAAGCAATATCACAACCAACCAATGTACCGTTTGATGAATAAACCTCAATTCTATAACCACCGTTAGACAAATTATTTAAAGTAGATGTTGCGCCGTTTTGGGTGGTTAATGTATTCCAAGAAAAAGTTGTATTGGAATATGAGAACCAGTTGAATGTATAAGGTGCCGTTCCGGAAGTTGGTGTATAAGTCAATGAGCCATTATTTCCTACACCACACCAAATAAAGATTGAATTGTTTGGTGATCCGTTTGTATAAACCGTTGGTCTAACTCCAGAATTTCCGTTTGCTGTAATTTGTGCTACAGTAAAAAAAGTTACAATAAGTGTCAATATGGAAAGTAAATACTTCATCAATTAATAAATATGAACAAATATAATGATAATATTTAATCTGACCAAACATTTTGACATATATTTACAGCCAACGACTATTTCTTTACTAAAGATTAATATTTATTTTTAAAGATTCATTATGCGAACATTATTATTCTTCCTACTAATATCACTTAACTATTTTTGTCAAACAATTAAAACAAACAATATAAAAATCAACCACGGTGATATGACACTCATATTAACAAAAGATACGTGTACTTTTATATCCATACACAAACTAAAATATGTTGATTTTTTAAAACTTGACAAAGAAAGAAGTGACAACTGGTTTCAGGACGTATTTGTTGATAAGTACGACACAAAATACTACTACAAATCCGGATATGATATGGGACATTTAACACCATCACACATCACATCATATGACAATGAACTTAATTATAGATCGTTTAGTTTGTTTAATTCGGTACCTCAGTTACCAAAATTTAATAGGGGTTCTTGGATGAGGTTGGAGAGATCAGTTGAGGATTCTGTTTCCAAATACAAAAAAGATGTGGTTATTATAACTGGTGTTATTTATGATGGTGTTAACTATATGGGTGGTAGTAAAATTCCAATACCATCCAAGTTTTTTAAAGTTTTGTTCATTGGAAAAAAGAAATACGTTTGGGTTGGTTCAAACTTGGATGGGAAAATTATAATTTCGGATCTAAAATCGGTTAATGGGTTAATAAGGGGGGGTGGTGAAAAAGTGGTTATAAAATAAGTTTAAAACTTTCTTTCGTCCATCATCCTTATTAGACAATCCCTAATTGTTTCACCTTTTTTAATATCATGTCCGGCACCGTAAGTACCACCTTTATATGTGTTAACACCACTACCGATGGGATTTGTAAATTCAACGTCAATAGTTGTTCTTACTTTTTTAAACAAACCAGTCCATTTAAAACATTTGGGTCTCCATTCTCGTTCTTCTAGTGTACAAATGGCTTCGGTTTCTTGAAAAATACCATCGTGGATATAATAATAGGTATGTTTTTCTGTATGTATTTTATTTTTAAACTTTGGGTCATAAAAGTCCGTTTTATTTTTTTTAGTATCGTGAGTCCAAGTTCCATCCTTTAAAAATACGGAAGTTCTAACCCAATCATATTGCCAAGGTAAATCTATACATTTTATTTTTTTAGTTCCTCTGTGGAACCATAATGAATCAGGAAACCAATTACTTACAGAATAAAAATAAAATCCATATGTTGGTCTTTCATCTTTATATTTTGGTGGTTTGTTTGTTTTGAACGTCATATAAAATTGCCCCCAAATAAAACAAAAATCCAATTTCCAATTTAACCCATTACTTGGTAGGTACCTAAAGTTCCACTTGTGAAATCCGGGATAAAATTCCATCCAATCATTTTTCCATCTACCGGGTTCAACCTTTTTTAGTCCTAACATATTTTAATTATTTAATTATATGTTATAATTTATTTTATCTCCATTTGCCATAGAATATACAACATGGGTTGGTTCCAATTTGAATTGGATTCCTTTTAATTTATTTGCATATTTCTTACCCATTCCTGATTTTAAATAACCGATTGTTAAATGGGGGTGGTAGTCAGGAAATGATGTTGTGTGTGGATAATTTGATAACTCTTTATTTGTTTCATGTAAGTTTGGTCCACTAGTATCAAACTTCAAAACATCATATTTTTCATTTTCAAATAAAGATGGATTTGTAATTCTACAAGTTCCATAATCAAAGTTGTTTATCACATCTGCAACATCACCTTCAGTAACATCATCATGCAATCCATAGAGTAATGTGGTGTGTGGTTCGTCTTCTAAACCAAAACTTCTATCACCATCTTCGGTGTAGATGTCTTCTTCATCAATTAGTGAATGTAGGTTTTTGATCTCAGGGAAATCAAAATATAACATTACACATCCGTAGTCGTAAGTTTGTTTTTCGTTCATAATATTAACTTAAATAATTTGACATATTTTTGGCTGCTTCAAACGCATCTTCCATTGTTTCAATGATTCTTGAACCTCTTAATTTATAAGGTATCACATATGATATTCCGTCAGCATCCATCCATCTTTTTCCAAGTTCATCTTCTGACTCATAAAGTTCTTTAAATCTGGTTTCATATTCATTCCATTCATCTTTAGGATAATCTTCTTTGGTTGGTTTGTATTTTTCATCAAACAACCTATCACCAATTTTAAATAGATTTCCTCCTCTATGCGTATACCCATACATTCCTTCAATAACAGGTTTATCGGTTCCATATGTTTCTTCGGTAATAACTGCGGCAACTCCATGTGGGTATTTTTCATCTACCATCATTTTGTTTTTCACGTACCATCTTGCTTCGTCCATACTACCAATGTATGTCCCATCAAGTGATAAGAATGAATTTTCTAATGTGTATTCGTTGTTTGGTCCAAATGTGTGTGTCCCAATTTTTCCTCCGGTTAATCTTTCAATTTCTTGGATCTCTTCTTTTGTTATTTCTAAACCTATGTCTTTCATTATCCTGCTGATTCATAATTTATTTCATCTTCAACCTCATCAATCATAGGTTGATTTTCCAATTCTTCAATTACAATATTGATTGCTTCCGGATAACGATGGTTCATTCCTGGTGGAAAGTAAATACTGGCAAGGCTCAATACTTCATTATTTACATAATGTCTGAACTTTCCTTTTTGTTTATTAACTTCCCAGTCCATTGACACATCATTCCAATCTTCCAATACAAGTCGGTTTCCACCTTTTTCCTTGTAATGTAATCTAATCAAATTATTATGACTAAATTTTTCTATGAATTCTCCTAATTTCATTTTTAATAATTTTTAATCTTTTATAAATTCAAATAATTTTTCATCCGATATTAGACGTGGATTTCTGTCTAAACCTCTTGATACAACTTTACCGATATGGTAACTAGTTCCAGTTGAATAATTATGTAATTCTACGACACCCATACCTTTACCAATATATCTTCCAAGCATAATTGGGTAGTTTTCGCATTTAATGTCCACCAAATCTCCGTGTTTTATTTTTACCGGCGGTTGTTTCCATTCGCCACTTTCCCAATAGTCATTGTCAATTAATGTTTGTTTTCCTAATTTCATAAATCAGTTATTATTCTTTTACCCATTTTATCTAATATTGTCTCAATTTTTTTGACAACCTCTATCGCATCTTTTTGTTTATCCCAATATTTTGGGTCCAATTTTTCATACCTACTTTCAAAGTATTTTTTAAGGGCGATGAGTTCTGTTGGTGGTAAGTTTTTTATGTCCATAACTTTAATTACTTTTTACAATTTTATCTGTTTTTGTTAAAACTATTTTACACCATTATCAAACCAATACCAACCAAAAAATATTCTCATCATTTGTCTGTGAAACCAATTTGGTTTATGGGTCATATTAAATTGAGTATAGTTAGTTTCAAGTTTACCTAATCTATAACCTCCAGCATATGTGGGGGGTTTTATTGATTTAAATGTATAATCTTCTTCCATATTATTCGGCAATATAAATTTTTGTTGGTCTTTCATTCTCAACAACACTTCCGTTGTCTGCTGTATGCCAATCCCTTACTCTACCAGTGTATGGTTTATATTCAGATTTAACGGCATAATGTATTTGACATCCTGCAATTATAATTTCTTTACCATTTCCACCAACAACAGCATACCAATTGGCACTATTTCTGTTGGTCTTAACTCCAAGGACCGAATCCTCCACGATTTTAACATCACCCCAAACTGCTTGATACGAAAAACCGTCTGGCGCAGTAAACCACTTGTCTGTTGTTATTAAGTATTTTCCTTCCATTCTATTCTGATTTAAAGGTTTTTTGTTTTTGATACACTTCAATTATCTCTTCGTCAGTATATGTTTTATCTGGATACTGCCCTACACAATGCCACCCTTCTCTTACTTCAACTGCATTATCTCTAATCCATTCTAACAATGATTTTTGTTCTTGTTCTTCCATTTCTTTGGCTTGTTCTATAAGCATCACTTCTTTAGCATCAAACTCACTTGGTCTCATATCACTAAGTTCTGATTCTTTAATTAGTTTTCTTAATTCTATTACAAACCATTCTACTGTTGTTTTCATATTCTACTTTTTTTTAAATTTCTTATACAAACTTAAACAATCTATTTTGATTTGAAAAGACCTTCTGGTTAAATTGGGGGTAAACCCTTACTCTTTATATTTGTAATTTTCAAACTTTTTGTTTTTACTAATTACTCTCCACCTTATCGTAACCATTGGGATATTAAGTGTTTTGGATGCTTCACCAGCCGATCTGTATTCAACATCATCAATTATTATAGGTATATTTTGTTCTCCGTGATATTTTCCTTTCTTACCTTCACTTAATTTCTTTTTTGTTTCCTCGGAGTGTTGTTTACCAAAAAATGGATTTTTATCTTCACTTCTGGGTCTACATTTATAACAAGTATCATTTATTGGTTTAATTTTTACACCACATTCGCAATATTTATAACTAATACCACCTTTCCAATTAGGATTCTTATCCATAGGTAATGAAAACATTTCTTTTTTTTCTTCGTCTGTCATCAATTTGTATCTTTTTTTAATTGATTCTGTAATTCTACGAATAATATCTTTTTTATTTGGATTTTTTGTTATGTTGTCACCACCACTAGATTTAATTCCGATATTATATTCTGGTTTTAAATCTAAATAATGTTGTTCTCTTTCAAGTAAAATTTTTTCATCACACAGTTCAATAATTTCAAAAATAAAATTTTCTTCCCCGTATTTGTTCCAAGCGTTAAGCAATGGTGAATTATGATGTTTTCCATTGTTTAATTTATTTTTATGTGTTCTCCATCTTTTTTTAATGTCTTTTGACGAACCATAATAAATCTTTCCATTTACCAAATTTTTTATTCTATAAATACCAACCATAGGACTACCTTTTAATATAAATATCTACAAAAGATAAAAAGTTAAATGGTAGTCCTAAAAAAACCTAAATTGCCAACTCTAATTTTGAATTTATTTTAGTTATACTGTCAATTCCGGTAATCTCAAAATCATCAATTGTGTAGTCGTAGAAGTTTTTATTCTCTTTTAAAATTAACTTTGGTTGTGTGTCTAATGGTTCCTTGTTTAATAATTCTGAAACACCAACAAAATGTCTATCGTATATATGTAGGTTCTGAACCAAATGACAAAACTTACCAACTTTATAGTCACAATGTCCCGCAACCATCATTAAAAGTGCTGTATATTGAATTTTGTTAATATAACCAGCAACTAAATAATCGTTGCTGCGTTGGATTAGTGTCATATCAAGAGTTAATTCTCCGTTATTTTTTCTTACCGAGAATAGTATTTCGTATGCGCAAGGAAATAAACCTTTTGTTTCAAATAAATCTTGATACTGAAACATATTGATGATATGTCTTCTACCAAACGGATCATCAATTAAACCTACTAATAATCTATCAATTAGATTGTATCTTCCAATTGTTGCACCATATCTTTGTCCGATTGTATCGTCACCAATATTCCATTCTTCCCACCAGTTAATACCCATTTCACGAGCAACTCTCAATGATGAAGTTTGTTTTTGATATATCCATAAAATTTCTTTAATACCGGTTTTAATTGCGGTATTTCTTAATGTCGGAATTGGAAACTCTTCTTTTGATATGTCATACTCTTCAAAAACTCCTGTAATAAATTTTGAGTTTGCCGGTGTTCCATCCTCGTATTTTGGTCTTGGATTTTCATCCCAAGAACCTTCTTCCATAATTTTTTGGATGTTTTGAATATAATATTTGTCGGCTTTACTCATAAATCCCACTTTGTTTTAACTTCACCATTTGTTTGTTGTGGAACTTTTTCCAATTGGTCTTCGTTAAAAATATGTAATAATCCGTATTCATCCATTTCACCAATCACCCGGACTTCACCAGCAATTGTTTCAAATACACCCACAATTGTACAAGGAAATTTATAACCTTTTGGTTTGTGAGCCTTGTCTCCCACTTTAAATTTTGTTTCTTTATTCATCTTTTAATTTTTTAATCTTTGTTTTTGTTTAAAAATCTGTTTCCCAGAAATAATCATCAGAGTATTTATAACTGTTTTTAACTTTGTTACCATTTTCAAATAATACCGTAACAGTTCTTGCGGTTTTTGCAATTACCATACCTTTACCATTTCGGTTATTCTCCACAGAATCACCTACTTTTACTTCTTTAATTGTTTTCTTCCAACTCATATTACTCTGATTTAAGTTCTCCACCAATTAAATTATTCAGTAAATAATTACTCCCAGCAAGATTTGCAAGTATTTTAAGTTCTTTAAATTCAAGTGAATTTCTTGCTTTTAATACACCATCTTTAAAATATTCCAAATAAAAACCTAATGCTCCTTTGTCAGGTATAACCCTATAAGTCTCATTTGTTTCAGTATCGTGATAATTAGTTATCCCGTCATCATCCACATAGATGTGACAATACTTATTTGCATTCAATAATTTTTCTCTTGTTTTACTCATAAACTTCTATTTTTTCGTTTTTATAATTAACTGTGATTAGTTTGGTTGGAATGTTATTTTCATCTAACTCATCTTTTGTGTAGTATGATTGATAATCATTTCTGTTTATTTGAATACCACATCTCTCTTCCAAACTCAGCTCTCGTTCTTCAATCTTTAATCCCCACTTTTCAGAGAACTCAATATCAGTTTTACATTTGTTGATAAATTCTTGTTGATAAAGAACTCTTACTTCTTTTAGAAGTGATCCTTCTTCTTGTTTAACTAAACAATCTTCTTCATTATTAACAGACACTTTCCCCCAATAGTTTTTATAACATTCGTCCAATAATTCTTGTTGGTTTGTGAGCCTTGTCTCCCACTTTAAATTTTGTTTCTTTATTCATCTTTTATTTTATTTGTATATTGATGGTCTTGAATTAAGTCTTTGACTCAATAATGTTTCCTTGAAACACTTAACAAACTCTTCTTTTATGTCTTCAACAACAATATCGTTACCGTACACCATTACATCTTTCTTAACCCTATCTTTCCAGTGATAATTTGTTGGGTAGTTGTATAAAAGGAAGTTCTCCATTTCCTCCATAGTAAAGGAAATTTCTATTTTAATTTGTTCACTCATAATCTTTTTTTTACCAACTTACTTCCCAATAACCGTCTCTTTGAACATCATGCCACCGAACTTTATACCCCACTCTTTCAAGATACCTCTGTGTTGATGGTTTCATTCTATTTGTTGTTGTTGAGAACTCTCCTCTGTTTGCGGATTTCTTAATCAACTCTATGGTTTCGTCTATCTCAGGAGTCCACTCAAACTCCTCGGCCATCTTTCTTGCTTCTTGTGCGTTCATATTATTTAATTTTATTCAATCCAATCTGTTTGTCCAAATTCGTGTTTACCATATAGTATTTTACCTTCCATAATGTCTTTCATTACTTTTGGCTGATAGTCCTCCAATAATTGTTTTTGTGTGATTTCCCAATTAACTGGTGGTAATTTAAAATCTGCAAAATAAGTATATCTAATCATCCCTATAATATTCTTTCCAACTTCTTTTGTTTCACCATTATCAAGTGTTGCTTCAAATTTACCTTCACCTATATGTTTTACTTTATAACTCATATCAATCAATCATTTTATATGTTGTGAATTTAACTTTGTTACCATCTTCTTCTAAAACACTTTTCTTAAACGATTCAATTACATTAAGAGCTTCTTGTTCGGTATTATGTAATTCTGTTATACCATTTGATGTTGTATAACGATTGTGATGTGTAATTATATTCTCCCATTTGGTACCCAACCAAACAACCCTACCAGTTCTCAATTTATTTGTTCCAACTTGTGGTATATAACGTTTTTCTCCGTTGTTACTTTCTTCTATTTTAATTCTATACATATCATTATGAGTTTTTCCATTCTTTCCAAGTATCAAAATCTTTAAGGGATTCCATTCTTTTTATATCCATCAAATAGGCTTGTTCTATAATATCATAAAACTTGTCCCAATTAATATGTAAAAAATCGGTGTCTCCATCAAGTTCAATTTTTTCCTTAATAAATTCTATAGGGTTCTGTTCCATACTATAATTTTTCAAATTCTTCTTTTACTAAATCAATTTGCTCTTCTAAACTTCGTAGTTCTCTACAAATCATTTCTTTAATTGCGTCTTTATTATAAAGACTTACCTCACCTTTTCTTGGGAAGGTTCCACCATATGAATAACCAATTGTCACACCCAAAGAACAAGATTTAAAAGCTTCTTCCAATTTACGTTTTTGTATTTCAAACCTATCAAGTTCTTCCTTGATTTTTTTTGCTTCTTCAAATTTTTCTATTTCCATATTATTTTTTATCAACAATTTTAATTAGTTTTTCTTCAGTAACAACACCATCATTTTTGAAAATGAATTTATAGTCACCTTGGTCATAATTATGTAAGGTTAATTGATTGATGCCATCACAAGGTATTTTCTGTACTACCAACGAATCAGATCTATAAACATCAAAAGTTTGACTATTGGTTTCCCAACTCACGACTACTGATTTGTTTTTTTCGTACTGAACAATATCTTGAGTTTTACAAGATGTTAAAATTAAACTGAAGATTAATATTTTTTTCATATGATTATTTTTTTACAAATATAATAATCATTTTTTGAATTTACAAATTAATTAAACTTTCCTTGGAACTCGTCATTACTTTCCCAAACATTAACAAACTCTTCCAATGTAAATTCTCTTACTTTATTTTCCTTTGGGTCGTCAACCAAGTAATCATAATTTGGTTGTTCCAGAGTTTTACAAAACTCAAGATATTTTTGATATGACTTTACAAGTTCTTCAACAAAGATTCCATTATCTGGTATTTCAATTACCACTGGTTCAGGAAAAAACATATTCATCCCAATTCCTAAATTAACTTCAATTTTTTTCATTATTCTGGTTTTTCGTATATTAATTCAATTATTTCACCATTCTTATCTTTAACATTAAATAAAACTGTATTTTGGTCTTTGATGGTCATAAATAAAACATCATAAACACCATCATAGTGAATGATTGCGGCAACATTAACTTTCTTTGATTTTTCATCCGTTTTAAAAAAACTAAACGCTACCGGATTGTCTCCTCTTGTGTATTTAGATTGTACAGTGTCAATTCCATTCATATCCATCACATAACTGAATGTTTTAATGGCCTCATCTTCTGTAAATACAGTTCTGATGTGACCTAATTTTGTTTTTTCAAAACCATCTAAATGTTTCACTTGACCATTTATGGTTGTAGTACAAAATAACGCAACTGTTAAAATTATTTTTTTCATATTTTATTTTTTATGTGTCCTATAATATAAATCAGTAATAACACCATTTTGGTCAATTACTTCAAAAAAATACTTATCAATAGTTCCGTCAATTTCACCAAACATTATTTTGTATTTGTTATTTTCTCTTAAAAATATACTAACGATAATGTTATCACTATTTGGGTCGTTACTAAAAAAACCAAAATCAATTGGGTTTTTAGTTATATTATAAACAACGTTAAGCGTGTCGGAACCATTTTTATCTAGAACATTATTGTATTCATGTATAGCCTGGATAGGATCTTTGAAACTCAACTCATAAAGTCCATATTCATTTTTTTTGAAATTCTTGACGTAATCTAATTGTGCGAAACTTGTTTTACCACACAAAAGTGCTAAACTTAAAATTATTTTTTTCATTTTTTATTTTTTACATTTGTTTCTTAAATAATCAGCCCATTCGGCTTGTTTCCTACCGTTGATGAAGAACCAACCCCAGTTGAGTTCAAACCATCTATTAATTCTCTTTAACATCTTCGGACATATTATATGGATCTTCAATATAATCGGCAACCAACATTACCATAAAGGCCGGTAATCCGATAACCAACGAAGGAATTGCCAAAACCAACGACAAACCTCTTAAACTGTAGTAAATTACTTTTTTCATATTTTTGTAAATCTTGGTAATGGGTACGTTGTTCCCGCTTTTTCATTTCCAATAATTTCAATCCACTCTTTTAATGGTCTAGCGTGTGTACTACCAAAAGATAATGATTTGTAAATTACCAATGCTTCATTATTATCTGTGTGATTTGCCAAACAAATCACCTCATATGTACCTCCTTTATAGTGTTGGTACTTTTCTCCCGGTAAAGGGTAATGGATGTATTCTGTCATATCTATTTTTTTCTGTTTTTATATTCGTCGTAAAAATATTGGATTGTTAAATTAATAACAAATAATGAACTAATAGTCCAACCAATTAATAATAATTTCAACATAATATTAAAATAATAACCCAATTAATAAACCAACACCAAATCCGGATAAAAATAATGATAACACAACTATTAGGATTAATTTTTTGATTGTTTTAAAATCAATTGCCGGTTGTTGTGTAAAGTTTGTTAAACCATTCATCATCTGTTGAAGGTTCTTTAACGTATTGGGATCAAACATATTATTCATAATTTTTAATTTAGTGATTTTGGTAAAAAAAGTAAAGTTGGGTTCTTTTTTTGTACTGTAATTTCTGGATATTTCTCACCAAACGTTTTGTTGTCAAACCTTTTGGTTATAAGATGATAACCATCTTTGGTTGGTAAACACGTTTCAATTTTGGGACCAACCGGTTCAAGTGAATCAATGAAATCAATAACTTGATTAACCAATTCCGGAGTTTTTTCATCAATATCAATTACCCACCTTTTTTCGTGTGTTTTTATTTGTCCAACAACCGAACTAAACAAACCATCTTGTTTATGACTTCCGTCCTGAATTCTCTGAGCTAATGCGACCATCATATTTAATGACACATCTTTGTGGTTTTGTTTTTGAACCTGAACATAAGCTCTGGCTTTAAAAAACTCACAAAGTTGTTTGATTTCTTCATAACGTTTTTCAAGATATTCAACGGATTCAATACAATAAGTTTTAATTGTTCTTACTGATTGGTGATTATCTCGTTCTCCTTCTGGTTGATCTTTCTTTCTTTTTAAAATAAGACAGTAATAGAAATCTCCGGGTTCTGAGAAATTTAATAAAGGTTTAATAAGTTCAAGGTTGTCAATCATTTTTAATTGTTTAAAATCAAGTTTTTTGATTCAATAAGTTCGTTTCTTTTTAATTTAACTTTATAATCCAAATCCGATATGAATGGTAAGGCCAACATATTGTCGTAACCTTTGTTAATCATTTGGTTTTTGAAATTGGATATCAGTTTTTCACAAGTTGTTAGTTGTTCCCAATTTTGACAGGATTTAATTACTTTTTCAATCCACTTTTTTGTTTTAAAATTATCTGACATCTTTTATTATTTTAAAATTATTAATTTTTAACCATTCCAAAAAATCAAGTGCGGTCCATTCATTTGGGTCTAGTTCACCAAGAGGTCCGTCACCAAATTGTTCTATAAACCCCGGTAAATAGTCATGTACTATTTCAATACCACCATTTTCGGCAACCTCAATTTTTGTTTTAACCATTTCAATAGCACAAGTTTCGCATTGTACTGCTAATTTATCACCTAAGAAATCGTGTTTACAGGTGACACACTCACACATATAGTTTCCAGGTGCAAATCCACCTACTGGGTATTTTCTGTTTTCCATTATTCCTCAATCTTATTTATAAATGACTGCCTTTTAGATGTTACCCTTGCTTCAAGTGGCCAAATAACACTATACTGATAATCTCTCCAATATTTGTTAGGTGTAGTTCTCATTAGTTGTTTTCTAAAATTACTAATTAATGTTTTAACGGCAAATGTCTGTTGGTATGTCTCACAAGAGTCAATTACCTTTTCTATCCATTTTGCTACGTCTCCGTAGTGTGTACTTCTTTTATCCATTTTTATATTCTTTTTAAAATTAAACAACCATCTTCATCAAGTTTTGGAATATCACCATAATAAACATTACCATTATTTGAAAGTGCCGGAACAGTCTCAATCTCAACATCCCATTCAGTTTGTTGTAGTGATTGTTTAAAAACATCAAAAGTGGGTTCATTTTGTACATGGAAAAACGCTTCTCTTAATTGTTCCTCACTAAACATCTTATGACCCATCAACTCAAGTGCTTTTTGGAAGCCCCTTTCATAACCCCAAAATTAATAATATTATTTTAAAAAAACAAATCCCCACTACTAAGATGGGGATTTAATTTTATTTATTTAGTTCTTCAACCATTTTTATATTAAGTGTCGGTGTCCTTAAAATATCGTCGGTACAGGTTTTAATCACTGTCATTCCGTTATCATCTGAACTAACATCTTTAACCTCAATTTGTGTCCCGTCATTAAACCTTACTAATTTATCACACGTATTGTTTTTATTAAACGCCATATACATAATTCCACCGTATATTAAACCACTTAAAATAATTACAAAATATACTGTTCCAAAATTTCTTATCATCTTATTTAATATTTAAAAATGTTCCAGAACCACTTGTAACTGTTGTAGGCAAAACCCCATTCCATTTTTCAACTTTTTTAAACTCAACATACAAAGGTGTTAATTTTTGTTGTGTAAGTTCCATTGCTTTCGCTTTTGCTGCGGCATTAATTACCGTCTCAGCACTATCGGCCCTTGCAACGGCTACCTTTCTTTCACCATCGGCTTTTGCCGCAATTGCTTGTTGACGAGAAGCCTCGGCTTGTTGGATTGCTTTTGTCTTTGATATGATTGATTCTTGTAGTGCTTCTGGTGGTGTAATATTTGTTCTTAATTGTGATACATTAAACCACTTTGATAATCTCAAATTACATTCGGCAACGATGGCAGCTTCAAAGGCTTGTCGGTGATTAAAGATACTATCCACTTCCCAGGTATTAGATACGTCATTAACGGCACCAATAATTGCGTTCTTTAACCATCCATGTTCCACATCGGCAATTGGTCGTCTCAAGTTCACAAACATATCACCAATCGCATCTTCACGTAATGAATAATTAAATGTTGGTTTAATGGTTGCCGAGAATCCACCTTTTAAGATTACACTCTGGTCATCATATTCAATATGTTGTTGGTAAATTGGAAACTCCAATACTTGTTCAGTCCAAGCGTTATACATAACCCAACCTGTTTTATATTGGTAACTTGCAACACCTCTCTGATTTCCAACCAAATTGATTTTCAACCCTTTGTTTCCGGCATCAATCTTCTCAATTGCAAATGGTTGAACTGCGGCAATGATAAGTGATAGGATAAAAATCCCAATCGGTTTAACGAGCCACGCACCATTTAATCTTTTACGTGTACCATACATACTTTCAGTAACCTCATACATATTACCACTTGTTTTAAATGCCGTAAAACCGGCGATTACTAGTCCTGCTAGGACGATTAATGTTCCAATCATTTTTTGTTTGTTAATTTATTTAATGTTTCGCCTGCTAAATACATAAAGATCCCAACCAACCCGACGATACCTAAAAGTTGGATGAACCCGTTAACTTCTCTACTTATAACATAATCCGCAAAAAGTGAAATCATCGTTATTAACCCGAGCCACTTCAAAAATAATTTAAAATATTCCATATATTGTTTTTATTTGGTTACTAATCTAAAAAAACACAATCACTGAAGTCATACAAATGATTACCCCTGGTTGACCTAACTTGCAAATAATACTTATATCCGTATAGCTTAAATGGTTTTTGTCCTTCACCATCCTTCAATGGTTTAATTGGAAGTTGGAGGTTTGTTTCAATACCGTGAATGACCTCAATGTTTTTAACAACATCCGTCCAAGTTGATAGTCCGTATTTACCATTATATCTAAATTCCTTTCCAACCAACTGTTTTAAATCAAACGTTGGTGAGGTTTCTTCAATTTCTGGCGATAAAGGATTTCTTTCACCGGTTAATTCCTCATAATAAGGATTAAGTTCACCGGTGTAAGGATCATGTGTTGGTATTTTGTTCATCTTAAAACAAACTTTGCATTTGGTTCATAATACTGATTAATCTTAATTCAAGAGCTTGGATTTCTTTTTTATCTTGTTCCGTTGGTTCAAAATTCCTTGCTTTGATTTCACTGATTTGGTTTGAGACTTGCCTATGTTGGTTTAATAGACTCTCATACATTACTTTTTTACTTTCCATTTGGTTTTATTATTTCGGTTAATGAATATGTACCAGCAACTATAATGAAAAATGCACCAATAGTCAACAGAACAAACATTCTAAAAAAATTATATATCATTTTACTATCGCTTTTGTTAGTGTGTTAATCAACGCTTGGACTTCACCGAACTCGTAAAATCTAATCAATGGATCCGTGTTAAACGCCTCAACATACCAATTCTCATCTTTAATTTCTTCATTTGTTGGTGTAATGAAGGTCAGTCCATTTGCGATGTCCAATACATAATAATAGGAATCGTCGCCTTCAAATTCATTAATTTCTTCCTTTTGGAAACCCAATAATATTAATTCTCTTTCTGTCATTTTTTATATTTTAAAACAAAGTTACAAAATCATTTTTTAATAATCAAACTCTATTGTCCAATTCTTCCAAAATTTCTTTAAGTTTTTTGTCAGCTTTTTTGAATTTCCAATCGTGGAAATAATATAACAACATAATAATTCCAAGTATTATAAGATAGATTGTGATTGGTAAATAACCAAACAACAACAAAAAAGCTTGGACGAATATTATAATTGAAAAAATTAAACAAGATATGTTATGGTTTTTCATTTTTTTGAGTTCAATCTCACATAATTTCAATAATTGTTCTTCGTTTAGTTCTTTCATTTTAATTTTATAATTAATTTACCAACATTCAATGGATCCACCGTACATTCCATTTTATAATCCTCAACGGTTTGTTTAACAATATCTTTCATCTGGTCCGATATTCCGGTTATGATTTCAACCTCATTTATCTTTTTTTGCATATTTTCCCAAATAAAATTGTCAACAAGTTTTTGAACTTCAATATGTTTAATCCCGTGGAGATCCAATGAGTTCATCTTTGAATAATTCGTTTGTTATTATATTATTTTCTGGGTCAAACTTGCCCAGGTTATAACCAACAAAAGTTCCGTTGTCATATTCAATTTTCACCATCAAAAATCCAAGTTCGGAAACATATATATTATGTAATTGACCGAAACCCTTTGATGTTTTAATTTTCAGATTGGATTGTGATTTTGTCATAAATTGATTGTAGGGTATTGGATATTTGTGATTTAATTTGTTCTTCGTGACTGATTCGTTGATTTTCAACTTTCCTATCATAATGTGTGGTGATTTTTTCAATGTCCCTCTCACCCAATGTTGTCACATAATGATAAACATGGTTTGTGATTTCAACTTTGCTTCCTTCAATGATTAAAAAGATATCAAGGGTTTTGTTGACAATATATCTTTTTCCGGACAATGGTGCCATTGTGAATTTGGAATCTGGGTGGTTAACCAATTGTCTAACAATTGAACAAGTTATTTTTTCATAACCGGTTTTATCCTCCGGTGCTTTAAACCAACTCTTTCCTCTTTCCCAAATATAATATTTAACCTTTAATCTCTTGTATTGGCGTTTGAGCCACAATTCAAACTTTGTCATATCCTTATTTATATATAAGGACAAATATAAGAACTTTTTTTCAATTAAAAAAATAATTAATTAAATTTTTTGATTTTTTCTTTTTCTCGCATTTCGGTGGCATATTCCATCCACACATCTTTAACCATTGGCCATTCAGTTGAAGGGTCGTTAAATTGTCTGAAATTTTCATTAAACCATTCGTTCATTGCTTTGTTCAATGAAATCTTTTTGGTTTTTGCCCTTTTGATTAATCCTCTAACAAACGCTGGGACTTCTTTGTCTGATGTTAAATATTCAACAAAATCTTCACCGGTACTTTTATCCGCCAATTCAACATCCTCAAAGTTTTGTTGTTCAATATGTTCAAGTTCATGTTCAACCGTTTCCTTGACTTCACCAACCAAATCTTGCATAACATCCGGAAAATAACTTGGGTTGAATGTTATTTCAATTTCCATTGTTTCCATATCGGCCTCAGCTCTGATTGAGAACGGTTCGTTTAGATTTTCATCTTCAATAAAATAACAATATAAATTAAATAAGGCATATTCATCACCCCTCTCAAACTCAAGATCCTCAAGTTGAAAATCTTCTTTCTTTTTAAATTGATTAATAATTAATCTTGAGATATATAATGATAGTTGATCTGATTTTCTTTCAGAAATTAATTTGTTTTTGATTTTTTTAATAAGTCGTTCAATAATTAGACTTTTTCTCATTGTTCCAAGTGTGAAATTAAAACACCACCGATTGAAGAAGCGTGAACCATTAAATGATTAATTGATTCAATGTCAAGTTTTATTTTTTTCTTTGTATAATCAAGTCCCAAGGTACCGATGAATCTTTCATCAATTGTTTTAATTGCAAATAAATAACCTGATTGACAACCTGATTCTTCGGCGATATACTTTAAACCAAAGGTCGCAATTGAATCATCTTTAAAATCCGCAATTTCAATGACATCATTTTGCAATAGTTCATTAATTGATTTTGAGAATAAATTTACCGGAATATTATGAAAGTTTGATTGTACTGAATTAACTCCGGCAGTTACAGTTTCATACATAATTGAGAATTTCGCCATTGATTTTCCGGTTGGGTAGAAGTTACCTCCGTTGTGAAATTGTGTTACCCACACCCTATCAGCATCAAACTCCTCTTTGATATGTTCAATTTTTTGATTAATTAATTCACTAACTCTTAATGTGTCGTGAACCATATCTGGTTTCTTTTTTCTTTTGTCCAAATAGTTTTTTAAATAAATTACTGATAACGGACCCAAAACACCAGTAATAAAAGCAACAACAATTCCCACGTAATCTCCCATAATTTTTGTTTTAATTAATAAATATCTGTTAAATTAAAAACCCCTCCGGTTAAGAAGGGGAAATTTAAAAAAATTAAATAAAATTATTTTTTTGCAACGATTGACCAAATAGCACCGATTAATGTAATCACACCACCGATAACTTCAGTTACAGTTGCTTCATCTGCAATTCCTTTGGCTACTACAATACCACCAGCGAAGGTTAATACGTGTCTAACAATACCCAAAACTTGCTCTCTTGTAAAATTCATAATTCTAAATTTTAAAAGTTTATTTACATATAAATATATATTTATTTAGAAAATAAAAAACAAAAAAACAAATAAGATGATTTTAAAACTTGGAAGTAAAGGAGAAAATGTGAAAATCTTGCAAAGATTTTTAAAACTTAGTGATGATGGTGACTTTGGACCAAAAACCGAAGCGGCCGTTAAAAAATGGCAAAAAGAAAATAAGTTAAAAGATGATGGAATTGTTGGACCAAAAACTTGGGAAGCGATGGGACTTGCAACAACTGATCTAAATGAACAATTTAATTCAGACAACGAAACATTGTCATTCAAACAATATTTTTTACCAAAGGATGAATATTTGGCCGGACCAACAGATAAAGAATATTTGTTCTTGCATCACACGGCCGGTGGACCAAACCCATACCAAGTGGTTGATATGTGGGCAAAGGACACCAGAGGTAGAATCGCAACTGAGTTTGTATTGGGTGGTCCTGCTTGTAACGGAAAGAACGACCAATATGATGGTGAAATAGTTAAATGTATACCGGATGGTGGTTATGGTTGGCATTTGGGTGATAACGGTTCAATGCATATGCACAAATGTTCCGTTGGTATTGAAGTATGTAATTATGGTTATGTAACTAAAGGTGGTTATAGAAAGGGAAAAACCTGGGTAGCAAAAGATGCCAATAAATTCTATAACTACGGTGGTGGTGAAGTAATTGAATCTCACGTTACCACATTGGATAAACCATTTAGAGGTCATAAAACCTGGCATAGATATTCTGACACTCAGTTGGAAGTATTAAAAGATCTTATCTTATTTATTGCAAATAGAGATAACATTGATGTAAGAAAGGGGTTGATTGAGGAAATAAGAAAGAATGGTGCTGGTGGTTTTGAATTTAATGAGAATGCTTATTATGGTAGAGTTAAGGGAATGTATACCCACACAAATACAAGACGTGACAAGGTGGATATGTTTCCACAACAAGAATTAATGGATATGTTATTAAGTATCTAACAAAAAAAAGGGACAATAAAGTCCCTTTTTTTGTATCTATATCACCCCCTCTTAAAGATAACGAGGAGTAGTCATATCGGTTTTTTCCAGTTGAAAAACCTGCCGGGCATCCCCTTATTGAAAAAGTGAAGTCAGTGAAGGACTTGAACCTACGGCACGTCCCCTTCTTAGGGTTGGGGATTGCTCTACCAGTTGAGCTAACTGACTTTCTATATAATTATAACAAACAATATTTAATAAGTCAAGTGGTTACTTTTTGATTACAGCATCAAACTCACTAATAACAAATTCAAGATGTAAAAAATCTTCTTTTGGTAAATAAGTCACCTTGAATCCTCCGGTTGCAATTGATGTTTTCTTTTTAATCGCTTCTTTTAATAATCGTCTGGCCGTTTTTTTGATTTCACCAATACTGGGTACACCTTCTTCGGCGGTAATCCACTTCCAGTTTAAAAACTCCATTACTTTGACAACTCTTTCAAAGTCAAACCAATCCATAATTTCATCAATGGCTTCTTGATGTTTTTCTTTCATCTTATTTTAATTTTTTTGAGGTCAGAGTTGGATTTGAACCAACAATATGCAACCTTATAACTTCTCGCGTCCAAATTGCTCTTGGACCGTGGTGTCTTGAGGGTTTGGGTACCGTCCCGCATTACGCTTCTGACCTTATTTCTTTTTTCTGACAACAAATATAATTGAAATAAATGATATTAACAACAAAAAACTCATTTTTTTATTTTTTTTAAAAAAAAATTAAACAATTAGTGACTTTTTGTAAAGTACCGCATATTTATATAATGTATCGGCAGGGATGCGGGTAACTAGTATCTATATCACATATCCAATATCACATATCACATATCCGTATGTATATACGTATCCAGAAAAACATGCTGTATAAAGAGATACAGAATAAACTATCATTTTAAAAATTAAAAAATGGCAGAAACTAAAATTGTATTAGACCGTCAGTCCGACTTATTGCTGACGAACGCAACGATTTTAACTCCATCCGGTTTAACAATTACGGATATCGCGGAGTTAAGTTCAACCTTATCCAGTCAGGATTCTAGCAGAATCTCTGGTGATGCTTCATTGGATGCGAAAGTATCAAATGAAACGTCCAGAGCAACATCAGCTGAAGGTTCATTGGATAACAAAATTTCATCCGAGATTTCAACTGAAATCTCAAACAGAGTATCAGGTAATGATTCTCTTGAAGCAGACTTATCGTCTGAAGTATCAAGAGCCGAATCGGCTGAAGGCTCATTAACCGACAGAGTATCTGTTGAAGAAAGTACAAGAGAATCTGCTGACGATTCATTGGATGCAAAAGTTTCAACTGAAACTTCAAGAGCTGAAAGTGCTGAAGGATCATTAGATTCAAAAATTTCTTCTGAAATTTCTGCTGAGATTTCAAACAGAGTTTCTGGTGACGATTCATTGGATGCAAAAGTTTCTAACGAAACAAGTAGAGCTGAGTCTGCTGAAGATTCATTATCTGCAAGAATTTCAAGTAACGAATCAGGTGATGATTCATTGGAAGCGTTGATTTCTCAAGAAACATCAAGAGCAGAATCTGCTGAAGGTTCATTAGATTCTAGAGTATCTACTGAAGAAAGTAACAGAGCATCTGCTGATAGTTCTTTGGATTCAAAAGTTTCTTCTGAAACTTCAAACAGAGAATCTGCTGATAGTTCTTTGGATTCAAAAGTTTCTAACGAAACAAGTAGAGCTGAAAGTGCTGAAGGATCATTAGATTCAAAAGTTTCTAACGAGACTTCAAGGGCAGAATCTACTGAAGGTTCATTGGATTCAAAAGTTTCTAACGAGATTTCAAGAGCAGAATCTGCTGAAGGTTCATTAGACAGTAAAGTATCTTCTGAAACAAGTAGAGCAGAATCTGCTGAAGATTCATTATCTGCTAGAATTTCTCAAAACGAATCTGGTGATGATTCACTTGAAGCTTTAATTTCTCAAGAAGTTAGTAGAGCGGAATCCGCTGAAGGTTCTTTGGATTCAAAAGTTTCTACAGAAACATCAAGAGCGGAAAGTACTGAAGATTCGCTTGAGTCCAGAATTTCAACTGAAGAAAGTAAAAGAGATTCAGCTGAAACTTCATTAGATTCAAAAGTTTCTAACGAAACGTCAAGAGCTGAAAGTGTTGAAGGTTCATTGGATTCTAAGATTTCATCTGATATTTCTACTGAGGTTTCAAACAGAGAATCTGCTGATAGTTCTTTAGACAGTAAAGTATCTACAGAAACTTCAAGAGCGGAGTCAGCTGAAGATTCATTATCTGCGAGAATTTCAAGTAACGAATCAGGTGACGATTCACTTGAAGCTTTAATTTCTCAAGAAGTTAGTAGAGCTGAGTCAGCTGAAGGTTCATTAGATTCAAAAGTTTCTACGGAAACTTCAAGAGCAGAATCTGCTGAAGGCTCATTAGATTCAAAAGTTTCTTCTGAAACTTCAAGAGCAGAAAGTGCGGAAGGATCATTGGATTCAAGAGTTTCAACTGAAGAAAGTGTAAGAGCAAGTGCTGACACATCATTAGAAAATGAAATTGATGGTCTTGCTGATGCTGATGGTGTTACCGTAATTGTAAATGGTGATAACAAACTTGAGTTAAAACAAGTTGTTGCAGCAAATAGTGGTGGTACCAGAACATTTGAGGGTTCAATCGTTCTTGGAACAACTGGTTCAACGGCAAGTGGTTTAAATTCAACTGCGTCAGGTTATAATACCGTTGCGTCTGGAAATTATTCTCACGCTGAAGGTGAAGGAACAACGGCATCTGGAAATTATTCTCACGCTGAGGGTAGATTAACAACGGCATCTGGATATCATTCTCACGTTGAAGGTTCTTTAACGACAGCATCCGCATATTATTCTCATGCTGAAGGTATTGGAACAACGGCATTGGGTCAAAGTTCACACGCTGAAGGTATTCAGACAACTTCTGTTGGTAATGGTTCTCACGCTGAAGGTAATTACTCAGTAGCTATAGGTAGTGCTTCTCACGCCGAAGGTATTCAGACAACGGCATCTGGAAATTATTCTCACGCTGAAGGTAATTACACAACGGCATTGGGTCAAAGTTCTCACGCTGAAGGTAATTCTACAACTGCATCTGGAAATTATTCTCACGCTGAAGGTTCATCTACAACAGCCTCCGGGTATGGTTCTCACGCTGAAGGTATTCAGACGACTTCTGTTGGTTTAGGTTCTCACGCTGAAGGTTATTACACAACGGCATCTGGAAATTATTCTCACGCTGAAGGTAGATCAACAACGGCGTCCGGATATGTTTCTCACGCTGAAGGTAATACAACAACGGCATCAGGATATGCTTCTCACGCTGAAGGATACAAAACAATAGCTGAAGGTGTTAACTCTCACGCAGAAGGTGGAGATCAAGCTAATGATTTTGCTGGAGGTTATGCAATTGGTGTTGGTTCTCACGCTGAAGGATTTAATACAACTTCTGTTGGTGATATGTCTCACGCTGAAGGTTATGCAACAACGGCATTAGGAAATTATTCTCACGCTGAAGGATATTTAACAACGGCATCTGGATATTATTCTCACGCTGAAGGTTATAATACAACGGCATCTGGATTATATTCTCACGCTGAAGGTGCTTCAACAATCGCATCTGGATTATATTCTCACGCTGAAGGACAAGCGATTATTCGCATGCTGAAGGTGAAGGAACAATTGCAGCAGGTAGAGCACAACACGTTCAAGGAACATTTAACGTATCTGGTGACACTCAACTTGCAATTATTGGTAATGGTGCTGATAACAACAACAGATCAAACCTTGCTGAGTTCTATACAACAGGTTTAACAATGTCTGATAATATTAGATTGACAGCTCAACCATCTGGATTGACTCAGTTTGATGATTTAACGTTGGTTACAAAACTATATGTTGATGATGCGATTGCTGGTCTGGATACAAATTCATTCCAAAGAATTGGATATGCTGGAACTCCAAATGGTGTAATCTCAGCGTTCACTTTGAATGATGAAATCATCATTGGAACTGAACTTGTGATGTTGAATGGTCTTGGTCAAACAGAGACTGAAGACTATACATTTGACGGAACAGTTGTTACGTTTACAGTTCCACCATTAACAGGAAATAAAATCCTTGTTTACGGTGAAAAAGGTACAAACTAATCAACTTAGTTAATATCAAAAAAAAAGGAGATCATTAATTTGGTCTCCTTTTTTAATTAAACAAAAACAATATATTAATTTAAAATCTCCTTTGTTATTTGACTCACCAGTTTGTTATCAACCAAACCTTTGTAATGTTTGTTGAACTCACCCATTATTTGACCAATGTTATTCATAATTTTTAATTCGTGGAAACCCACAAATCTTTAGTTTGTGGGAGGAAACGAATCACTTTTCCTTCTTTATGTTTTAGTTAATGATTAAAATATAATATTTTTTTTATATAAAACAAGTTTTTTCACACTTTCCCTATATTTATATATAGGAGATTATGATGTTAACACAAAAATATAAACTTAAATTGAATGAAGATGAAAAATTTATTATAGATAAGTTATCATATCATTCTGCTCGTTTATATAATAGTTGTGTTTATAACATTAGACAGTATTACTTTAATAATAATTCTTATTTAAATTATGTTGATCAATATCATTTAATTAAAGATGATGTGAACTATAAATTACTTATAACAGACTCCGCACAACAAACACATAGGTTAGTTGATAGAAATTTTAAATCATTTTTCTCATTACTTAAATTAAAACAAAAAGGTAAGTACTCTAATCCGGTTAATGTCCCATCTTATTTAGATAAGGATTCTGGGTGGTCAGTATTAGTTGCCGGTAGAAGTTCTAGGGTTAAAAATGGTAAAATATATATGGGTCTTAGTAAACAATTTAGAGAAGAATATAATGTATTAAAACGTGATATCATATTTAACCTACCGAAAAATATTAAAACCAATAAATTACAACAATTACAGATTAAACCCATTTATGGTGGTAAAGAGTATGAGTTAATTATAACATATGTTGCTGAAGATAATGTAAAGAAATTAAACCATAATAATATATTAAGTATTGATTGTGGATTGGATAATCTTTTGACATCTTATAACACTAAAAATAAATCATCATTTATTATAGATGGTAAACCACTTAAATCTGTAAACCATCATTACAATAAAGAAAAAGCTAGATTACAAAGTGAATATGAAAAAAATAAATTAAAAGATAAAAACACAAAAAAATTTATTAAATTAAGTGAATATAGAAAAAATTATATAAATAACTACTTTAATCAGAGTGTGAATAAAATAGTTAAATATTGTATTAATAACGATATTGGTACAATAGTTATAGGTGATTTTAAAGGTATGAAAAATGAAATTAATATCGGTAAAGTAAATAATCAGAACTTTGTTTCGGTACCATTTGGTATTTTAAAAAGAAAATTAGAAACAAAATGTGAATATTACGGAATTAATTATGTTCTACAGGAAGAATCATACACATCAAAATGTTCGTCGTTGGATTTGGAAAAAATAGAGAAACACGAAGAATATTTAGGTAAACGCATTAAACGAGGTTTATTTAGAACAAAAAAAGGTAAATTAATTAATGCTGATGTGAATGGTGCTTGTAATATATTAAGAAAATATAAAAGTAAATCTGATGGAGATTTATCTCTTACGGATGTAAGCGGTGTTATAAACCACCCAGTTAGGATTAATCCTACAAAACCCATTGGTCTTTAGCCGATGGGTGGTTTATTTTCTTTAAGATGGACAAAACAACCTCATCAGTTACGGTCCCACTCCTTCCTTCTTCATTTTGGATTTCACCTTTAACAACTCCAAGGAAGTTTTTCTTATCCATTTCTTTGTTCTTAAATGCGGACATAAAGTCGGCATTAATTTGTTCTTTTAGTGTCATAATTTTTTAATTTAAAAAGGTGGAGATTTGCGCCAACATATGATCACCCATATGTCTCGTTTCCTTTGTCTTTGGTACTCCACCATTGTAAGTTTCCCTTTTATATCTTACACCACCATTCACGGAATTTTCCCGAATATCCCAATGGTTGTTACTCTACTACCAGGAATCAAGCAACTGATTGTAGTCAGGCAAGGATTTGAACCTTGAATGCCGTTTTTAACTCAGCCTTTCCAATGGATAGCGTCTTCCAATTCCGCCACCTGACTATTTTATACAGTAGGTTATGAAGTACTCGTTAGTTAGACTTTCCTCCATTCCTTTATTAAACCTGCAACAACATTTATTTTTTGGTTTCTGAATGAAAGTTGTAAAAACATTCAGGGTAATCATAATCCACAAGAACTACCAAGTTTCATATTTTTACCTTCATGTAGTCAGGACCGGATTTAAACCGGTGATAGATACCATCAGCAGTGGACGCAGTATCTCCGTGAGTCCCGTTGGTATTGTTACTCTCCACTTTCGGGGCGTGTTCCTCTCGCCACCTGACTATTTGAACTACCCATAGGACTTGAACCTACAACCCTTCGGCCTTAGTGACCGATGTGCAATCCAATTTACACCATAAGTAGTTAATCAAGAAGACAGACAGGAATTAGTGGTACCAAATTTCCTTAGGCTATATGACCCATCTTCTTGTTAGGTTCGGTTAATTACTCCGAACTTTGTGGAGGAGGTGGGACTTGAACCCACATAAAACCCTCTCGTTGCAAACGAGCCGCTCAGCCAATTGAGCTACACCCCCAAATTTCCCCACCTTGAGATTACTGGTGAGTAGTTACATCGGTTTTTCTTTTTCAAAAACCTGCTGGGCATCCCCTTTAAAAAAGTCAATCCTTATACTTGGGGGAGAGGAGGATATTCCAAACCGATTCCCAATGAGTACTATTTTCACGCGTTAGTACCACTCTCGTTAAGTTTTTATGAAGGAAACTTAAAAACTTCGGGCATCTCTTTCCCATTTAATAAGAATGAAACATTTCTACGATTTTTACTTATGGTTTGTTCCCCATAACCTGTTGACGTGCACATCAGAGCAGGGATCTGAACAGAGTACCTTGGGGCATTCCAACTCTCAGTAAAAGTTGCGATCTTGTGAGAGCCAAGGTTCCTTTCAACGACGCTAATTCGTCTTCTGTTGTTTCATTTTGAGCGGATAGATGGCGAAGCATTAATTTTATGCTATACCCGCAAGTTGTGACTACTCCTTTGGGTTTCGTTTCATCACATTTACGTGAAAGGGGTGATCAAACCCACTAACATCACGGAGGAAAGTTTATACGTTAAACCTATCTCATCAACAACGGCAGATTTTAACGACCAAATCTGATAAACGGCTTAACACCTTGTAACCCCCTTTAAAGTGTGTGTTACATCTGTTCTCAAGCTGAACTCTACTGTGTACACTCCCAGTACTGATGAAGGGACTTGAACCCATAACCTTGAGGTATGAACACCTCGTACTCACCGATTGAGCTACATCAGTAAATAATGTTGATAGTGTTGGTGTACCCTCCTATTTCCAATCTTAACTGCCTTCCTAAGTTTTATGGTGCACCGGCAGTGGGTGTTATCTACCCTCAACCTACGTAGTTTGTCGACAACCACTGTAGAGGTGATCACTATCAATTTTTTAAGGATGGACACGGGCCTAGCAAGCCGTCTTTCAGGAAAGGCCCTTCCACCTATCCATCCTATTAGTTGCGTAGGCTTGAAATCGCATCAAGTTAAGTCGACTTATGAGACCGATGAGATACTATACCTCCCCCTCGCATTATAATGTTTTTTTGTGATTCAGTAGTTGACCCACACTCTCGTTTCACCATCTTGAGTCAACTGGTTGATGAACTTAACGAGTTTCCCCTTTCTTACAACCACAATATTTTAATATGTCAATGAACTTTCCCTATCTCCGGAGGTGGAGTTACCATCCCTAACATCTCCACCTCCGTTGTTTGTTCTACAAAATTATAAAATATTTTTGAATCTACCAAATCTTTTTTTAATTTTTTTTTGGTTTAGTTGTTTACCTCCTTTCTGCCTGTGGATGGGAGGATTACTGTATAATCAGGCAATTAACTTCTAAACCGTTTTGTCTTACAAAGATATGTAGAATTTTTTAATCCACCAAATCTTTTTTTAATTTTTTTTAATTCAAACCAATATGTCAAAGAACCTTTATATATGTATAAAATCTTACACCCTCTCCTTGAAAGTTGCCTCAGCTAAATCGCCTCCTATCAATGATATGTGTAAATTTTTCATTTGCGGTTTTTTATTTTGTTTTATAAATATACTAATAATTTTAAAAGTGTCAAGTTTTTTATCTAAGATATTTTACATATGGTCTAAACCAAGGTTCTTTACGTAACACTCTAACAGCATGTTCTGGGTCTTCACCCATCATATCAACAATAAAATCATTTAAATTATCATCAAATTTATCTGATTCTTTATTGTATTCTGGAAATGCACCTTCAAAGTCAAAATCAAAAGCATCATAAAATGAATCTCGCCATTCATTTGATATTCTGTCAAGTCTTTCGTCTTCGGCCATATCTTCATCACTATATGGGCTAAGGTTACTTTCTTTAATTACTCGTTTAACAATTCTTGTTAAATCTCTTTCAGTTAGTCTAACTATTTTTTTCATCGTTTTTTTTGATTTATTATTTATAATATATAAATATATTGATATTATAAAAAGTGTCAAATTTTTTTGATTAAAT